GCAAATACTGGTTCTGAATTTTGTGATACTGTTGTAGATAGTGAGTCAATCTTAAACGCTTACGATTTAAACCAGATCAAATAAAAACAACACTAATTCTTTATATCACTAATTAAATTTCTAGAACTTAATTTTCTGTAAGTAAAGTATTATTTGCATTATAATAAATAATTCTTAACTTTACAAAAATATGGGGGTGACTTGGAATTGATTACAGTAATTAGTTATTACAATTAAGCGTAGGGAAGTATGTTATACCTACTAAAAATATGCATGCACAACAATTGACAACGCAAATAAAGCCCTTGTTACTTCACTAGGTGGGGTACTTGGAAATCGTCAAGATGCAGTAGTTCGTAAGATGGTTCCAGTAATGGAAGCAGAACTTGCAGAAGCTGCTTAAAGTGAGAACGGAGTTAACACTTAATATCTACTCCAAAAGTTTCTAATACTTGAAATTATTAGATGGTGGAGTTGCAAAAATGCAGCCTATAGTTGTCAGTTCACAATTGACTAAGCTTATAAATAAATTGTAGTAGTTAGTATTGTAAGACGAGGGTTCGAGTCCCTCCACCTCCACGTAGTATAGCTCGGGTAACGCAAAAATATTACAAAAAGAAAATGTTATGAAAAGATTTAAAAACTAATTAATATATCTAAAAAATTAAATATTTCTTATCAATTAGTAAGAAATATTAAAGGTAAAAGAACTTATATTAATTTATAAATCATTGTAAGATAAAAAATGTTTAAACGTTCTTTAATGTCTCCGTAACTTGACATCAACTTAAAGTTAAAACAAAAGGTTATACATGAACCGTATCTTATATCTTAAATATATGTTTCACCAAATTAAACAAAATGAAAAATTTATGGATTGTAATTACATTAATTTCATTTCAACTTAAATCTCAGCAAATTGATCTATCTATTATTGCTAAAATAGAATCAAGTGGAAATGTTAGAGCAATAAATCTAAAGGATGGTGGTAGTAGAGGTATTTATCAGATTCATCCAGTATGTTTAGCTGATTACAATAAGCTAAATAATACAAAAATAAAACCAGATAGCTTATTCATAAAGAGTATTAATGAAAAAATAGCTAGATGGATGTTTGAGGTTCGTATTCCTCAACTTTTAAGATATTATGGTTATAAAGTAACAACATATAATAAACTTGTTTCTTATAACGCAGGTATTACTTATGTAATATACAAAAAGAAAATACCTAAATCTACTTTATCGTATATAGAGAAGTATAATAATTTTAAAAAACATATGAAATAACTATCTGACTTGAACAATCAGATAAGTTTATAACATATTCTGAACTTGTTGAATTAGAGGGATGGTTTAAGTTCGTTTGTTACATTTAATAGTAGTACAGAGGGTGTACTTTGGAATTAATACCTCAAGATTAAAAAGCTATTAAATAGAATATGTTGGCAGCAGTAGGTTATTTGGATCAGTTCATATGCCAAATAACTAATCTAAGTGAACTAGAGATGCATTTATAGTGGTGACACTATATCTTATACGTTTTTGGTGGTTTTAACGTAATTGTGCGATTTGCAAGAGACAGACTTGCAAGTAATAAACTAAAAAATAAAATTATGACAAAGAAAACAGGTAGATAAAGTATTAGGAAGAAGAGATTATGTTGTTAGAACATATAATAACTTTAAATCAAAAGAAACAGAGAAATTAACTTATTTAGATTTTACATCAGACAAAACAAAAAAGATTATGGAAAAGAATGATAAAGAATTACTTATTCTAGCTGGTGCTGCTATTGTATTAGTATTATTTATATATACATTATATTTAATTTTTAATTAATATGAAAAAATTATTAATACTTATTTTACTATTTAGTTGTAGTAAAGAAGAAATTAGTTCTTCAAGATTAAAATATGAAGATTTAACTGGAAGATGGAACTTTGAAATATCGGATGTTGGTACAACATATGATGCATCATTTGATATATTAAAAGCTACTACTCAATTATCATCAACTAATGGAGATATAAAGATAGGTGAATTATATACACATAATGTTGATTTATCTATTAATAAAGTAAAAGTTAAAACTTTATCTAATGAAAGTACATATTATCCATTAAAAAGATTTAATAAACCTTTTAATGATATAATATTATATTATAATAATTTAGATAAAGGTAGATATGAAATGTTACAATTAGATAGTGTAACAATTGTATCTAACGAATTAATTAAATCTAATAATTATACATATATCAAAGGTTTAAATAGTAAACGTAAAGTTGATGTAACTATTAATCGAGTAAAATGAAAACATTACAATTTATTAAAGAAAATTATAAATCTCAAGCTTTAGATAGTAGAGATTTTAATAGATTAGTTCAATTCATACCAGAAATAGAATTAAAAGATTTTGGTATTAGTTTGAAAGATGAATTTGTTGGTAAGCATCAACATATAGAATTTACAAAAGAAAATATTCTAAAACAATTACAAAAAGATGTTGCTTTTGGATTTACAAAAGCTCTTGATCAAAGAGGAATATCATCATCTTTTATGTTTACAGTAGTATCTATGTGGAATTGGATTCTTGAAGAAGGATTAGAAAATTATGATCAAGATAATGGTTATGCTCAATATGGATTACCATTATTTAAAGCTACAGCTTTAAAATACGGTTTTGATAATCCAATAGGAGATGATCAAGGTAATGAAGATCAATATGCAGCTTAACAAAATTCTATGAATATTTTTGTAACAGACAATTCTCCTATTCAATCAGCTATTAACTTAGATGATAAAAGGATTAAGCATATGCCTAAAGAATATATTGAATGTCTAACAGCATATATCCATTCTGTTACAAATAATTGGGTTGTACCATTTCCGTTATGGGGTGATATAGATAGAAATGAACCATTGTTTCTATATAATCATCCTGTAACTAAATGGGTAAGAAAAGATAGAGCTAATACTTGGTGGTTATATATTCATCTTCTTGAAACATTTAAAGAATATGAGTATAGATTTGATGATGTTAATCCAGTAAAGAGATACTTACCAAGTATTACTCCATTTATGATTGAAACAGATAGTAAGCCTAAATCTTTTCAAAACTCATCTTTGTATAAGCAATTACCAGTTATTGAAGCATATAGAGCTACTATGATCAATAAATGGACAGTAACAGATAAAGTACAACCTGTAAAATTCACTAAAAGAGGTAAACCTGATTGGTTTAAATGATATGAAAACAATACAATTACCAGATATGTATCAACTTGAAAATGGCGTACTTATTATATATTTGTGTGGTACTAAAAGATTTATAAGTAATTCTTGGTATGATGATATAGATACAGATAATTTATGAAAGATGAACTTATTAGTTATGAAACAGCTAAATTAGCTAAAGAAAAAGGATTTGATGAAGAATGTAAGTATTACTATGATACAGAAAAAGAGTTAGATGATTTTAGTTATTATGCTGGCAATGGTACAGGTTTTGATCAAAATTCTACTTGTAAAGAAAATGATTATTATAATCATAAAATAGATTTTGTAGTACCAACTCAATCATTGTTACAACGTTGGTTAAGAGAAAAACATAAACTTCATCTTTCTGTTTCTTATTCAGTTGATCATAATAAATATTCAGTTAATGGTTATGATGAATATCATTGGAATGAGTTAAAGAAAAGAAATCCTAGAAGTGAAGGTAGATTTCCTTATCCTTATAGATCAAATTTTATTGAAAATAAATGGATTTATAATACTTATGAAGAAGCATTAGAAGTAGGTTTACAAGAAGGATTAAAATTAATTACAATTTAAAATAAAATATATGTCAACACAAAAAGTAAAAGTAGAAGAATTAACAATTGAAGGAGTAGTTTATGTTCCAAAAGACTCTCAATTATCAAAAGTAATTGAACTTAATGGAGAAGAATCATTATGGGAAATCGGTAAAAATTATCTAATTAGAACAGTTACAATGATTCAATTAGGTAAACTTAAAAAAGTAACTGATAAAGAATTATTATTATCAGATGCTTGTTGGGTTGCTGATACAGGTTTATTTACAGATGCTCTTAAAGATGGAAAACTTAATGAAGTTGAAATGTTTCAAAGAGATGTTATTGTAGGTAGAGGTGGTATAATTGATGCAACTGAATGGCTAACTGATTTACCTAAAACTAGAAAATAATGAATGCTGCATTATTAAGATTAGGATACGAAAATAGTAGGAGTGGGAGTTGGAGTGGGAGTGGGAGTTGGAGTGGGAGTAGGAGTGGGAGTAGGAGTGGGAGTTGGAGTGGGAGTAGGAGTAGGAGTGGGAGTAGGAGTGGGAGTAGGAGTGGGAGTTGGAGTGGGAGTAGGAGTAGGAGTGGGAGTAGGAGTACAAGCGATTAAAGACAATAAGTTGTAGGTCATAGCACAATTTGTTTAGGGTTAAGAACTGGATAGCAATATCTCGTTCTTTTTATTTAAAATAATATGAATGACAATGAGGTTTTATTAAAAAGATATATGATAAAGTTAATTTTTATTGTACTTCTTATGTGTGCTTTCTATATAGTTACTTCTATTGCAGAAGCTAACTTTGCAGCAGCATCATGGAGTACAACAGGAGCAACTGTATATTATATAATAAGTATTCTGTTTTTCATGACAGTACTTACAGATAAAAAATAGAATTAATTAGCTAAATTAATAAATAGACGGTAACCAATCCGATTTGGGAGTAGAAACGTAAAATAAAGTAAAAACAATTAAACACTCGTAAAGAGTAAATCAAATGGGAAATTTAAAAATTCGTTCAGTAGGTAATGTAAAGACAGCTTCTGATGGTCGTCAGTATTTTCAAGTAGGTTTTTCTGCTGGCATTGGTCAGAAAGAAGTAACTCGTTTAATTTGGGAAGAATTTAAACGTGATTCAGGAACTGGTTTTCCTACAGATGAAAAAGTTTGGAAACGTGGTACTCATAAAGATTTTATGGATGCCATGAAAGCTGGTGAATTAGTACAAGCTGAGATTGTATCTCGCAAAGTTGAATCTTACGAGATTCGTGAGACTAAAGTAGATAGCTATACAGCTATTGTTTTTGCTGATGAAAAAGTTGAAGCAGTATTTGCTGCTGCAAATCATCCAATTTTGGATGAAGAAACAGGTGAACTTATTGGTAAAAAGCAACCAAAAGCTGTTCTTGCAACTCGCTTGACTGAGAAAGATGCAGAAGCTGTAATTGATTTTGCAAAGTAAGATGTAACTTAAAGAGTAGCTAGAAATAGCTACTCTTTTTTAATTTTTTAGTATAATAAAACTTTAAATAAATAATCTATGACACCAACTAATAATTATATATGGAAAGATATAAATGGAGTAGAATTAGACATGATGCAGATGGATGAAAAACATCTGCAATATGCACATACTCATGCTTGTATCAAAGAATTTAAATATCATGAACTATCTGGATTCTTTTCAGATAAACGTGATCAACTAGAAGAAGTAGCAAAATTAAGAAAGATTGAATTAAGTTTTCCAGATGAAGCTCATCCTTCAAAGAAATGGGGAAATTATTTCTGTAACATTAGAAAAACAAAAGCGGTTGTACCAGTTTTAGCAATCAGACAACCGCTTATGAAAAATTATAAAGGATTAGAACAAGTAAATATTCTTGATTAATCCTTTAGATATAAATTGCAAAGCATCTTGAATTTGCTCAAGACCTTTAGTTTTATTAGGCTTTGTTTCATTTACGGAGCCTAATACAGCTAATTTTGGCTGTTCGATAGGTGTTTGTCCGTTTTTCATATTATTGTTGTTTTGTTGACACAAAGATACGAACGAAATTGGAATAAAAAAGTTTAAACTAAAATATATATGTATGTTTTTTACGATAAAGAAACTTTAAAAAACTGTTTTCTATCAAGTTTTAAGGTTAAAGACACAAATCAATGGTATGATTTTGTCATTTATAAAGAAAGAAACGACCTGTTAGCCTATGTCAACTTCTTGTCTAATGTCAAAGGTGAAATAGGTTATAATTGCGTAAAATTTGACGCACAGGTTCAGCAATGGATTATAGATAATGTTAAGAGACTGATTCTTTTGCCCACAGATCAAATTACTTATGAAATACACCAGTATGCCACCCAAGTTATAGAGAAGTCAAATAACAGGCAGTTTTTAGATTTTCCAGAGTGGAAGCTTTATATACCTCAATGCGATCCCTTTCTCATTAATCATTACGATAATGAGGCAAAGAGAACTTCTTTGAAATGGCTTCAATTTGGTATGAATTGGAAGAATTTAGTTGAAATGAATGTAGATCATAATGTAGGTATATCTACTCAAGAAGAATTGGCTAATCTAATAGATTATTGTCATAATGATGTAGATTCTACAGAAAACTTTTATAATATAACTAAAGGATTAACTGAAAACTCTGAATATAAAGGTAAAGATCAGATACAATTAAGGAAAGATATTGGTAAATTAATAGGTAAATCAGTAATAAATTGGAATGATGTAAAGATAGGTGAACAATTTAACTTTATAAATTATACAAAAGCTACAGGTAAATCTAAAGATGAACTATATCATGATAAACGAGAAGCTTATCAACAATTAATCTATCTTAAAAACACTATTCCTCCTTATATTACATTTAAAACAGAGATATTAACTAATCTTCTGAATCGTATTAAAGCTACTTCTATTAATATAGGTAATGATACTTTTAAAGAATCAGTAACTATAGGACATAGCACTCATAATATGGGTTTAGGTGGTATACATTCAAATGAAAGCTTTAGAAAAATAGTAATTAAACCAAATCAGATATTACGTGATGCAGATGTAGGTGGACAATATCCATCTGCAATAGTTAAAAGAGGATTATATCCTAAACACTTATCACCTATCTGGAATGAGCAAATAAAGAATAATATTAATGAGAGATCAAAACTAAAACCATTAGCTAAAACTAATAAATCTGCTGCATCTTGGAGTGAAGCTTATAAATTAGCTAATAACGGTGGCGGTTATGGTAAGTTAGGAGAAGTTACTAATTGGCAATATGATATGGAAATTATGTATTCTGTAACTATTGGTTGTCAATTAGAAATCTTAATGTTGATAGAAGATCTAGAGCTTAATGGAATATCTGTTGTTTCTAGTAATACTGATGGTATAGTATCTTTATTTGATAAATCTAAAGAAGAACTGTATAATAAGATATGTAAAGAATGGGAAGTAAAGACTAATTCTACTGTTTATGGTAAATTAGAATTTGCTGATTATAAATCTCTTATTCAAGCTAGTGTTAATGATTATTTAGCTGTTAAGTTAGATGGATCATTAAAATATAAAGGTGATTTTGAGATAGATAAGCTATTACATAAAAACAAAAGTAGAAGAATAGTTCCTTTAGCTCTTAAAGCTTATTATGTAGATAATATTCTACCTGAGGAGTATATAAGAGCCCATAAAGATATATTTGACTTTTGTTGTGCAGTTCGAGCTGATAGCACAATGAGCTTATATACTTTAAATGGATTAGATTATACTAAACAACAGAAAACTTGTAGATACTATATATCTAATAGTAAAGATATTCTATTAAAACGTATGAAACCTAATCCTAAAAAGAAACCAAAGATGCAATACGACATATTTGGTAACTTAGATATAGGAGTTAGAGAACATCAAGTAGAAGCAGGTTATCATGTTACACTATTTAATAGATACTTTGATTCTGATAATTATAATATAAATTATGATTATTATATAAGCAAAGTATATAGTATAATAAATAATATGAAGGATTTTAACATACAAGAAAAATTTATATGAAGATAACGGCAGTGCAACTAATAGAATATGCTTATCGAAATAAGATCACAAGTTGGACAGCAGATCATTGTGCTACATGTGACTATCCTATTAAGTTTCTATTTATTGATGAACATACAGTTAAACATGACCCAGGTTGTAGTTGTGGAGAAGAAACTCTTAGACATACACGATATGAATCATCATCTTGGCAACTTGTAGCAGACTGGATAAATCAACAAACAGATGAAGAAAAAATTAAAGAAATTAAAACATTTTGGAAGATATGACAGATTTAAAAGAACTAGTTAATAAACCTCAAACAGTAATTGAAGATTATCTACTTACTGTAGAAATTGATGATTTTATAAAAGATGTTGAAGCATTAATTCCTGTAGTATCTAAATCTAAAAAAGAATTTTTAAATGATGATGATTTTGATGCACTAACTAAATTAGGAGATATAGAATGACAACTTTATATAGTTTAGATAAAAAAGGTAAGATTAGAGTATTTAAAGGTGAAGTAGGTAAAGTTACAAATACTTTGTCAGTAGTAACTACTTGGACAGGTTTAATTGATGGTCAACTTACTGAAAAACAATTAAATATTACTAAAGGTAAACAGAAAAGATCAATACATGAACAAGCAGAGTTTGAGTTTGCATCTTTATTGAATGAAAAGTATAATGAGGGTTATAAGTCAGAAGAACATCTTCTTGCTAAATTAGGTGAACCTTTTACAAATGCAGGTAAACACTTTATAGAAGATATTTATAAAGCAATAGGTATAACTTACAATACTAATAAAGATTGGTTACCATTATGTATGTTAGCTGATAAGTGGAAAGATAAAAAATCTAAAGTTAAATATCCTGTACTTGTACAACCTAAATTAAATGGAGTACGTTGTATTGCTTTATATAAAGATGGTAAAGTACTTTTATTAAGTAGAGGTGGAGGTTACTATATCATGCCACATATTCAATCAGCACTCCTCCCTTTCTTTATAAGCAATCCAAACATTCAACTTGACGGTGAACTATATAATCATGGTATGCCATTACAGAAAATTGTAGGTATATGTACTTTAGAAGATGAAGCTCAGTTTAGTAGAAAGTTACCTATTCAATATTGGATATATGATTTAGCTATCGAAAAAGTAAAACAAGAAGAAAGATTTAAAATCTTATCTAATTTTACAAATCTTTGTAATATTAATCCTATTAAAGTTTTAGTTACAATACCTACACTATCAGAAAAAGACGTTGAATCACTTCATAATACTTGTGTAGAACAAGGATACGAAGGTGCTATTGTTCGTGATCCTAATGCATATTATCAATTTGGATTTAGAGATTCTTGTTTATTAAAAGTAAAAGAATTTCAAGATGAAGAATTTGAAATTGTAGGTTGTGAAATTGATCCAAATAAAGGTATTGAAAGTTTCGTATTTATCTTAAAAAATAATTTAATATCTGATGTTGAAGGAATAAATTTAAGATTTAAAGCAAGACCTACTGGTACACTTGAAGAAAAAGATATTTGGAGACAAAATATTGATAAATATATTGGTAAAAAAGCTACTATCAGATTTCAAGAACGTACAGAAGATGGTTTACCACATCAAGCTCATGTTAGACATAAAGATAGTCCATTATTAATTGAAGCAATTCGAGATTATGAGTAAATTATGATAGTTCAAAATTATAAACAAAGTGAAATAGATGGTGATGATTTTGAAGGAGTAGATGCAAGTATTGATGAAAGTAATCTAGGGTTTCTATTTGATATTGTATCAAAACAAATGTATAGACGACCAATAAATTCTATTGTTCGTGAAATTACATCAAATTGTTTTGATAGTCATATAGAAGCAAAAATTGATGATCCAGTAGTAGTTATAATGAAACATGATGAAGGTGGTGATTATATCTGTTTTAAAGATATAGGAGTTGGTATGAGTCCAGAAAGAATGAGTAAAACTTATTCTAAATACTTTTCTTCAACTAAAAGAGGAAGTAATGACCAAATTGGAATGTTTGGTTTGGGTTCAAAAAGTCCTTTATCATACACAGATTTATTCTACTTAACTACTAATTATAATGGTAAGAAATATGAATATCAAATTCATAATGGAAAGAAAACACCTAGAATAGATTTATTAATAGAAGATGATACAGATGAAAGAAATGGTACAGAAGTAAAAATTTATATTAAAAATACTGCTGACGTTTCTTCATTTGTATCTGCTTGCAAAAGTGAATTGATATATTTTGATAATGTTTATTTTAATAGTTATTATAAATTTAATAACGAGTATAATATTTTAGAATATAAAACTTTCAAATATAGAGATGATACAAAATATAGCAATCAACTTCATTTAATTATTGGAAAAGTTCCATATCCAATATCATGGGATGAAATAGGTTTAAGTCCAATAAATATACCATGTGGACTTAAATTTGAAATAGGTGATTTACAAGTAACACCTGAAAGAGAGAGTATTAGATATGTAGATGTTATTAAAGAAGATGGAACTACAGAATCTACTAAAGAAATAATTCTTAAAAAGATACAAGATTTTAAAGAAGAAATAGAATCTTTACATGATAAGAATATAGATAACATATTTGATTATTATCCTGATTATTTAAGATATGAACAAGATAATAGATGTTATGTAACTTTAGATGAAAATATTAGATTAGATGTTAGTTCTTTAATTAAAAAACCAAAAGGAATATTTAGTCCATTACAAGATTTTGTTGGTAAAATTCCAACTAATTTATTTTATGAATATTCATATACTCAACGTTATGTAAGAAATAAAAAAGTTGCAAATAGTCATGCTAATTTAAACTATAATAATCTAGAAACTTCTTTTACATTAAGTCCACCTAAATCAGGTAAATTTAATACAAAGAAGTTAGCTTACTTATATGATAAAGCTTTTGACCTTACTGATGCTCATACATTTTATTTGTTTGATCATAGTTCTAATAGAAATTTAAGACAAACACTAAATTATCTAGAGATACCTATTGAATCAAGTAAATATGACTATTCTAAAACTAATGCAACTCAACAATTAAAACTATTTAGAGATTATGTAAGTAAAGAAATTAAAAGACTTACATATAATGCTGATGATATTCATATAGATGAAGATTGGTTAAAAAAGTATAACTTAGCTAACAAAGTAAAAGTAAACAAAGAAGAAAATAGTTTTCTTGTTTATAATTATGGTGGTCATACTTTAGCTGAAAAAGAATATATAACAGTTGATCAACTTCAAAAGTTTACAGGATTTATTATATATGGATTTGAAGAAAACGAAGATTTAATAAGAAATTTTCGTAATTTACTTATAAATAGTAAATATGGTAGTTCTACAAATACAATAAATTCAAAGATGTGTAGACTTTATAAAATAGCTGAACGTAATCAGAAATACTTTATAGGTGTAATAAAGAACGCATCACATATAGAAACATTTATGGGAAATAATAGAATATTTAAAAGATTTGCAACAACAGCATGGATTCAAGAAGAAAGTAAAGCTCTTTCTTTAAAAGGTTATAGAACTTCTCAAGAAGGAGATTTTGTAACAGTTATGGAAAACATATTCCCTCCAGTATCTCAAACTTTAAAAGATTTAGAAGCTGCTTGTGATGATTATGGAAAAACAGCTTACACTTCTGTAGATAATAAGTTATCAAAAGAGTTCTTTAAAGATATGGTAAATGTTGCTAAAGAATATAATCTTTATGATAAAGAGATGTATGATGCTCATCTAAAGTTAGAGAGGTACGTTAAAGGTTTAGATTTAATTAATTATATAGTTTGTAAAGAAGAAGTAATTCCTTATCTTGTAGAATATTTAAAGCTGAAAGGCAAAAAAGTAGATTCTATTTGGAATTCACAAGAACAATACGAACTTGATCTAATTAAAGAATCATTAGAAAAGATGATATATCTTTGTAGTGTATATGAAGATAAAAGATTCTTAGGTAAAGGAGATTCTTTTTATGATCACAAAAGTAATAGAAGAACTTCTAAAAATTCAAAAACTAATGATATTAAAGTTAAACATCTTTCTCAAATTACAAAAATAACTAAACAATTTCAAGGATTACTAAATTATAAACAATATGTCGCAAATTAAATCACAATCAGCAGGTGCTTATTTTACTGCAATAGTAGATAAGAAAAAGTACACTATTAAACCGGATTCAGAGGCTAGAACCCTAATCAAAAAGGAAATATCTGCTTACAATTTAAAAAATTCTCAAAATAGATTGAAGAAAATTCTTTCTTTACTTAAACCTAAAGAAGAAAAAGCTAAACAAGAATTACTTGTTGTTAAAAAGCAGTTAAAGAATAAAGAAAAAAATGCTAAAAAAGAAATTACAGAAAAAAGTGAAGCAATTACTAATGTAGTTCAGGCTGTTGAGAAAATTGTTGAACAGAAAGAAGAAGTTAAACAAGAGCAATTAGTCCAAGTACAAGAACTTACCAGATATTCAAGATATGTAGGGTATGTTCATCCTGTAACTGGAAAAGTTTGGAATGGTGAAAAATACAATTAATGGATAAAGAATTTTTATTAGATTTAATAAATAATAATCCAATAGTACTATTAGCTATTAAAGATAAAAATTCTATAGACTTTATAAACAATCAACTGCCATATTCAACAGGAATAGAAATAGAATGCAATTCATTAGATAATTTTGATGAAAGTATATTTGAAAAGATTCCTGATATTATGGCAGTTAATTGTGATTCTTGTGAAAAAAGATTTAGAATACCTAATGGACTAAGAGGAATTATTTGTTTATATAATATTTGTCAAGAATTACCTAAATATTGTAGTTTAAATCTTGGAAGCGGAATACACTATCATATTGACTGTACAGAAACTTCAAAGAAATTACATACTAAACAAGTAATTAATAGGAATAATAATTGGATAATAGATGATTTAGCTCGTTGGGAAACTGCAAAAGATACTACATCTAATGATGCTAAATGCGATTTAATTAGATGTTGGTGTCATTTTTCAACTGAATTTTATACTATTGAAATAAGAATAGGTGAAATGACTTTTGATTATTCAACTATAATTAAACGCATATTAGATGGTAATAGAATAGTAAAAAAATTAAAACAAATAGAATTAGGAGAAAGTTTTGTAACTGAACATCTAAAAGATCATTTTCAACCTATTGACACTTCTAAAATTCTATTACATCTTAAAATATCTAATTTAACTCAATTAGAAACTAAAATAGAAACTATGAGAAGTGCAGTAAAAGAACTAGAGAAAAATCTAAAAGCTTTTGATGTTGTTTCTACTGACTATTCTACTGCTACTATTACAATTAAATCACGAGTAAAGAAATTTATATGAGTTTAAAAACAATTAATGGTGACCTTCTGAAGCTTACTTCAGAGGGTTACTTTGATTATATAATGCATGGTTGTAATTGTTTTTGTACTATGGGTGCAGGTATAGCTTTACAAATTAAAAATAAATTTCCAGAAGCTTATATAGTTGATAAAAAGACAGTATTAGGTAGTATAATGAAACTTGGAAGTTATACTTTTGCTTTTAACAAAGAATCTTGTACAACTATTATTAATTTATATACTCAACATGCTCCTGGAAATAATTTTGAATTATCTGCTTTAGATTTAAGTCTTAGAAAATTTGTACATAACAATCAACTTACTACTCATAGAATTGGTTTACCTTATATTGGTGCTGGTATAGGAGGAGGTAATTGGGATGATATTTATAAAGTTATAGAAAAGCATTTAGGTAAATATAATACTACAATTGTTAATTATAAAAAATGAAACTTGATCCTATAAGACTTGCAAGTCAACAATCTGCATTTGAAGCTTGGAGAAAAGGTAAGGAAATAAATGGAATACTTAGACCTGCTATAGGTGCTCTTGAATGTGTAACTGGATGGGGTAAAACATACGTTATTATACTTGCTATTAAATTCATGAATAGTAGATATAATGACAGACATGCAATTGTTATAGTTCCAACAACAAAATTATTACAAGATTGGATAGGATATTACCATGAAGATGATAATGGTAATAAAATATTTATTGAAGGTCATATTCAGAAACATAATCTAAAAAATCTTAGAGTATTTGTAATTAATACATTTGTAAAACATAAAAATTGGGAATGTGATTTATTATGTGTAGATGAATTGCACAGAATTTGCAATACAGATTCTCAATTTTTTTCTACTGTATTGTCTATAACTAAATTTAAGTTTTTCATGGGCTGTTCTGCTACCTTATCGAAAAAGGAGAAGGACTTCCTAGCATCACTTAATATACCTATTGTTTATACAGTTACAGAAAGAGATGCTCAAGTTAATGGTTATGTAGCTCCTAGTTCTATTTATAACTTAGCCATTCCTTTATCAGTTGAAGATCAAGAATTTAATACTAAGATAAATGAGAAGTTTAAGTATTATTTTGGTAGATTTCAACATGAATTTGATCTAGTTAAAGCATGTAATGCTGGAAAAGGTGTTAAAATGTCTGTTAAACTTAGAAATGGTACTTATCTTGGTAAGAAAACTTCTACTGAATGGATAGCTGAATTAGCAAGAGTAAATAATTATGATGGAAATCCTAAGCATCCATATTCTCCAACTAATATAGCTAGAAATGCTGCTCAATGTATGGCTGTTATACATGAACGTAAGAACATGTGGCAGAATTTTCCTTCTAAGTTGAAATATGCTGTAGATATTATTAAAAAGTTTCCGTTACAAACCATTGTTTTCTCAGAAACTTCTGCATTTGCAGACAAATTAACTAGTTTAATTCCAGAAATTTGTGTATCTTACCATACTAATTTAAAAACTATAGGTATTAAAGATGGACAAGAGATTGAAGTTACTGATGCTGTTCATAAAAAGAAATTAGTAGCAGATGGATATACTATACTAGGTACTGCTAAACGTAAAAATTTAGCATTAAAACGATTTATTGATCCTAATGATCCTACAAGAGCAATATCAACTGTAAGAGCTATGGATGAAGGAGTAGATATACCAAATGTATCTATGACTTTACAATGTGCATATAGTTCTAAAGCTAGACAAGGTACTCAAAGAAATGGAAGAAGTGGAAGATTAGATTATGAGAATCCAAATAAGAGAGCTTTAAATATATGTTTATATATGGAAGGTACTCAAGAAGAGAAGTGGTTACGATCTAGTCAAGAAGGTAAGACAGTTATAAATGTATCATCAATAAATGATATAAATATAAATCAAACAATACAACTCAAAACAAATTATGAGCCAGACGAAGAGATTATTATTGAACAATCAAACATTGAATCTGGAGTTAGCAGGATTGATAGTTAGTATGGATTTAATTCCAGATTTTAGTGATATAGATTTTTATAAACAACAATTAAAAGAAACCTTTAATCATGATTATGAAAAAATAGAGATACAAAATAGTTTGGAGTTGTTGCTAGGTCAACAAGTTCAAGAAGAATTATTGGTATATCCCGATGATCACATAAATGGAATATAAATGTTATACGAAATAGACAAAGAAACAATAGACTTTTTATGCAAGCACAAGATAACATTTAATCAGTTCGCTATTTGTCTTCTTATATATAAGAAAGATACTGCTACTATTATCAGAATTAATGAAGAAATAGGTGTAATAGGAAACTATTTAATCCATAAAGGTGTTAATTCAGTAGGTAAAAAGTTATTTAAAACTGAACTTGACGATCTTATTGATAGAGGATTTATAACTCATGTTTTTGTAGACAAGAGAGATGAATATTCTTTAGATAACTACATTGTTAATGACAAGTTTAAAGAAGGATTTTTAGATGAAGAAGGAGATATGTTTGAAGAGTTGTGGCAAGCATATCCTAAGATGATGTATATTAATGGTATAGAATATCCATCTAAAACTGGAGATTATGAAGAATTAAAAGAAAAGTATATTCGTCTAATCAAGAACAGTAAAAGGAGACATAAAGAAGTACTTAGTAAATTAGAAATACATAAGTCTGTTAATAGATATGCTTTTATGGGTATTGAAAAGTATATTGGTTCTAGACAATGGGAAAATGTAGAAGATGTTAAAGTATCTAAATTAGTATGATAAAAATCGAAGATTATAAACATATATCTACTGTAGTTGAAGATACTAAGAGAAAAATAGATCAATACAGAAGTGGAGAGTTAAAACCTTTAATTACTTCTTCTAAGAAAGAACAAGAACATCTGATGGGGTATTTTCCATCTAACCAAATTACAATAGCTGCAAGATTAGGTGTAGGTAAAACTGCAAAAATAATCTCTGATATGTATGACTTTTGTAATCCTAGTTTAAATTCTCATTATGTAAATAAGATAATTATCTTATATGATAGTTGGGAAATGACTGAAACTTCTAATATGCTTAGATTTATAAGTAGACAAGGAGAAATTGAAGTTAAGAATATACTAGATTATAAAAGAAAACTTTCAGAAGAACGAGTTAATCAATTAAAAGCTATTGCTGATACATTTAAAGGATTACCTATTTTTATTAATACAAGACCAACAACTGTTAAAAATTGGGAAGCTAAAAAAGAACAAATTCAAGGTCAATATCCTGGATATACTATAGTTAATATATTTGACCATGTTAGATTAGTTTTAAAAGAAAATGAATCTAAAGAAGAAGAATTAATAAGTGGTCTTATGTTGGCAGGAATTAGAATAAAGAATAGATTTGATATGATCAATATATTCTTATCACAAATGAACAGATCAATTGAAACTGGAGTTTCTAGAAATCAACTAGGTACATCTACTCCGGTTTTATCTGACTTATTTGGTTCAGATTCTATAGGTCAATGTAGTGACATAGTTATGGCACTTCATAGACCTGGAATGTATGGATTAGAAACATTTGAAAAAATTCCAACTGGTATAGATAAAAATAACCCATCTAAACCTGATGATTTGTTACTTGAATGTATTATAAAGAATAGAGATGGTTGGACAGGTAATATTGCTATGAAACATAATCTTGCTCATAATAGAATATATGATTATGATTTTAATCAAAACAAACCAACTGGTCTAACACCTATGAATGAAGCAGTAAATAAGCAAATTAATGAATCAAATACACTTGAAAATAACTGGTAAATATGTATCATTATAAAATATTATTAATAGGAGAATCTGGTGGAGGTAAAACTTATTCATTTAGAAACATGAATAGAAAGACTACATTATTTATAAATGTAGAAAATAAACCACTTCCATTTAAAGGTTCTTTTGAAAATACAGCTATTCCTAGTACACCTCAAGATGTACTTACATTTTTACAAAAAGGAAGTAGTAATCCAAACATAGATTGTATCATATTAGATAGTTTCTCAGCTTATATAGATTTACTTCTATTACAAGCTAGAGCTACTAAAACTGGTTTTGAAATTTGGAGTTATTATAATGAGCAAATAGGAAAACTTAATGATTATATTAAGAAAGTACAAAAACCTGTATTTGTAGTTGCTCATTATGAAGTTCTAACTGATGAAGTTGGAGGAATGAAGAAGAAACGTGCTAAAGTAAAAGGTAATGAGTGGTCAGGTTTTATAGAAAAAGACTATACTATTGTTATCTATGCAGAATCTAAAGTTGAATTTGGTGAGACAAAAGCCAAACATTTTTTCACTTTACAAGCCGATGGCATAAATTCAGCTAAGACTCCTCCTGATATTTTTGGACAAAACGTAAGTGTAATTGATAATGATTGCAATTTAGTTTTAGAAAAAATTACAGAATTTAGTAAGTAATTTTGGAAAAGTTCTGAACAAGGCTTATCTTTATGGAATAATCAACTAAAAATTTTAAACAATCTAAACTAAACAATTATGGATTTTTCACAATTTGAATCAGTAGACAATTCTCACGAAAGAAAAGGTGGGTACACTCTTCTAAGAGAGCAATCATTTGACAATCTTAAATACCGTAGGGCAGTTAAGAAGCAAAAGATGGAAGATGGAACAGTAAGTGAAACGATTGAAGGACGTTTCTATATCTCCAATTCTCGTTGGAACACTATGAATCTTGATGTAAATGGCTTACGTCAATTTACAGCACCAGATGGAACTACTATTCTTGCACTTGTATCTGATGAAAATGCATCTATTCTTAAACTATCTAAGAAAAGCAAAGATGGTAAGAAAGTTAAGAACTTCAAATCTCCTAAATTTGAGCTTGCAATTGAAGCTCTAGGTCTTATTGATACTAAAAAAGTAGGAGAGAATCAATTTCTTGATCTTGAATCAGTAGGAACTAATGTAACAATCAAAGGTGTTCCTGTAATTGAAGCATTTAAACTTTCAGTTGGTGCTGCAAAACCTAAAGCAGTTACTCCAGTTGAAAAAATTGAAGCTGCTCCTGTAGCTGAACAACCTAAAGTTGCTGCTCCTGTAGTTGCTGCTGATGATTGGAGCTAATATTTAAGTAAAGTTTGTGGACTTTACAAGGGTAGATAGTAGGTAAGAATACTATTCTACCCTATCTTTTTTAACTTTAAAATAATAATATATGTTTGATAATAGTAAAGTATCTGATATTTCTGTAATTAAACCTGCTGAAAGAGTAGAAGGTTGTGAATTAGTGAAACTAAGCAGAGATAAAGATCCAAATTCTAAATCTTATCGTTCTGTAACATTCTCTTTTAAGCAAAAATCTACAGGAGCAGAATTAGCTCATAGAGAGTTTGCTCCTAATAGAGTAATTGCAGGAAAGACATTAGATGATGATAATTTTAAGAAAAACATTACGTTAGCACATTCAAGAGTTGCTCATATTACTAGAGCTTTTCTTGATGAAGCTACATTTGAGAAGATTAAAATTGCAGATTCAGGTCTTGCAAATATTGACAAGATGTGGGATGATTATATTGCAATGACAGGTGCAGCACTTCAAGTAGATGCTACAGGTGTACCTCAAAAAGCTAAAGGTATTGAATGTGCATTGAAAGTTGTATATAATGGTAAATATTCTGCACTTCCTAAAGTTGCACCATTTATCAGTACAGCAAATCATCCTAAGCAATTCAGTACTAATCCTCAATATGATAAGTATGTATTATCTGCTATTCAACCAGATGCAGAAGCACCTGCTGGAGGTGGATTTACAGCAGGAACTGGAACTAACGGATTTGGAGCACAAGCTCCAACAGGAGACTTTAGTTCTGCACCAGCAGAACATGCTAGTGGATTTTAATTAAATAGAGGAGGGAAACCTCCTCTTTTATTTATGAAGCTAATCATAGCTATTATACTAGAAAAGTTACATAGATATGTATTTGATAATATCTATATTTATAAAAGAGGTGATTTTACAAGAATAGATAATCTGATTATAGCATTTTATCGAAAAGCTATTAAAATTCATCCTACTTTTAGACAGCAATTAAAATTAACAGGAAAAGAAAAATATAAAAGATATACTTAATAAATGTTTAATAATGTTACAACAATTATTACAAAAGAATATATACTTTCAAAAGTTTCTCAAGAACAAATCTTTCTAAAATATCTAGGGTTTGAACCAACAGATAGAGGTCAATTTGTAAATCCATTACGGACTACTGATTCAAATCCTGGTTGTAGCTTTTATATAGATGCTAGAGGTTATTGGAAATTTCATGATGTAGCTGCTAAATATAATTGGGATTGTTTTAATGTTGTTGAGTATAACTATAACTTAGGATTTAAAGAAGCATTAATTAGAATAGCTATTGACTTTGGTATAATAGAAGGTAATCAATCTACTTTATACATAAGTTCTAAACAAAAAGTTAAAAGAAAAGCTGCTCAATTAAGAATTAAAAGAAGAAGTTGGACTAAAAAAGATTACGCTTTCTGGAGAGATTATCATATTTCTCCAGAAAGACTAGAATTTTTCTCTGTATCTCCAGTACAACAATCTTGGATAGCTAGAGAAGATAATATATTAGTTCCATCTTATTTCTATAAGGAATCTGATCCTTGTTATGCTTATCATTTTGGAGGTTATGAATATAAATTATATTTTCCATTAAGAACAATAGGTAAATTTCTACATGCTAATAGTACTATTATACAAGGTTATTCTCAATTGCCACAGACAGGAGATAATCTTCTTTACACTAAGAGTTTTAAGGACGTTATGTGTATAGATAATTTCTCACAAGAATTTGATTTATATTCAGTTGCACCAATGAGTGAAACAGTAGTTGTAAATAAAGATGTATTTACTGACTTATATAATAGATTTGACAATCAAGGTACTTTATTTGATTTTGATCGTGCAGGAATAAGATTGATGCAAAGATATAAAGAAGCATATAAATTACAACCATATATGTTTGGTATGGAATTTAGAAGTAGGTTATTTGGTAAAGAACCAATTAAAGATTTTGCAGATCACTTAAAAATTAAAGGAGTAGATGAAACAAAGAGATTAATTGAAAGATTTATAAGTAAAAAAGAATATGATGGGAGGAACATCTTTTAAAATTACACTTAAAGAAAATTGGATGAAAAAAGATTGGATATTATATACAGGTAGTCAAGAACTTATAGTATTAACTGATCCAAAAAGAAAGTGGTACAAATTATTATTACAGATAATAACTATTGGATTTTATCATGCTCCATATGAATATTTAGTAAAGCCTTATGACACCAGTAAGATATAGTATTAAGTGGGATTCTACTGCTAAGTTAAATGGAACTACTTACTTTCATTATAAATTTTCTGATCTTAGAAAATTTGTATACTATGCACTTAATCAAGGTAATGCAGGACAATTATTAGTTGCTAGAAGAGGAAGTATTTTATTATATAAATGTTCTGGAACTATAGAAAATCCTCAAAAAGTTCCATTAAAAAGTATTAGAGGTTTATTAACACTATCAATGCAACATAATGAAATATTTGATGGTAAGTTAAAAACAGATGATCAATATTTAATACCTCCAAATTACGATTTTTTAGAAAATTCTAGAATGATATTTTTAGATATGTCAGAGTATGATAATAAACCAAATATAAATGACACAAGATCTAATAGATAGAACTTATATTGAAATAAGTAAAGATACAATTAAGTTAAAAGAGAAAAGAACAAAAGATAGTTTTGTTAATTCTTTAACTTGGTTACAACATCCTAATGATGAAGATAAAGACAAAGTTATTAATAGATTTAAAAAAACTTATGGTGAAAACATTGAAATAATTTATGTCTAATGAACAATGAGACTAAAGAATTAATAGTTGAACTAACAATTCCTTTATATATTCGAGAATATGTAAAGAGTAAGAGTATACGTGCTAAATATTATCGAAAAGGAGATGTTATACCTACTAAATTTTCTAAACAACAAGACTTATATGCATGGAGAGCATTTTCTGTAATAGAGGATGGTAAAAAAGTTAATGTAGATTTTCTAGTGGATAAGGCTTCTGGAAATAAGATCATATCCAATCCTCATCTAGTTGGAACTGAAAAAAGAATAAACATTAATGGTCAAGGTATCTATAATGGAAATATACAAAGACAAGATAGAAATAACATGATAGGTCAAATTAAAGATAGTTTTCGTAAAGAAATTCAATCTTTATCACCTATTACAAGATTTCCTATTAGAATAGATGTATATCTCTTTGATACTATAATTGATGATCATTTTTCTAATGGACAAGATTGGGATTTAGATAATAGATTTTTTCCTTATGGTAAATCTTTTGCTGATGAACTAAAAAAACAACATAAAATTCCAGAAGATAATAGATATTATATTACAGAACCTCCTCATGCAATATTTGTACCTGTACCAGATATAGAAGATAGAAAGTTAGTAGTTAAAATATACAAAGATAATAGACCTTGTATTGTAAATAATTATTTATATAAAAAACATCATGGAGAAAGAATTAATTAAAAAAGACTATTATAGCGTAGGATCAAGAGAAGATATAGTTGTAAGTAACTCATCTTTATCTTATCTACAACCAGAACAAGGAGGTTCTATACAAAAGTTTCTATCATTCTTTGATAAACAAGTTGAAATTGAAGAAAACAAATCTTTAGAGAATGGTAAACTTGTTCATTTATATGCTGAAAAACCTCAAGAGTTTGCAGTAGCTAATGTTCCTAGACCAGATGGAATGATAGCAAGTATGGCTGATGAGTTTTATAAACTTAAAAACAACTTATCATCTATTGAAGATTTGAATAATGTTGGAATAACTATTGTTAGTGATCTAAAGACAGAAAAAGGTAGAGAATCTGAAAATAAATTAACTCTTGCAGCATTTGAAAAACTAGCATCACTTGTTGATAAACCTGTAGAAGATACAATTAGATTATTTAGATTATCCAGAATTAGAACAGAAGTTTATAAGAGCTATAAAGAAGAAACTCTTATAAATAAATTTATATCTGATTGTATTTTATATATTAACGAATTAGATCAATTACAAGGTAAAATACCTCTTACTAAATCTACTCAAGAAGTAATTGAAAAAGTTATTGCATCATTAAGAGCTAATGAATTAGCAAATAAGTATTTCAATTTAAGTGGTTTATTTGAATCTAATTTAATATACAAAGAGTTAGATGTATATTTTGAAGTTTTAGGTATTAAATGTAAAGCTAAGTTAGATAATATTTATGTTGATTTAGAAAACAAAATTATTTACTTAAATGATTTGAAAACTACTTCAAAACCTTTATCTTTATTTAAAGAAAGCTTTGAATATTATAGATATTACAGACAAATAGCTTTTTATAAAAGAGCATTGTATCATTTATTAAACTTAAATCTTTTAGGTGAAGGTACAGTACTTGAAAATATTCAATTAAAAGATTTTGAAGTTAAATGTCAAATTATAGCTGTAGAAACTACTGAAAACTTTGAATGTCAGATATTTAATGTTGATCAATATTTAGATAAAGGTAGAGAAGAAGTAGTTTCTTTACTTAATAGATTAAAATATCATATTGATTTTAATGTTTGGAATCAAAGTATGGAAAATTTCTTAGGTAAAGGTATTATAAATCTTATACCAGATGATAAGTAGATTTGTTATCAGAGATGTAGAGAAAGAGTTGTATTGGATGGATTTAGATGTTAAACGCGATCCAACTCTTACATTTACTTGCTTTATTAAACATGCCAAGAAGTTAAAAAACCTTGAAGAAGCTGAAAAAGAATTAATTAAGCTACCTAAAGGTATTTATTGTATTGAAAAACTTTATAAAGTATAGATATGTCACAAAAGAAATTAGAAGATATTGATCTTATGCCATTTGGTAAATACAAAGGAGTTAAGATGATAGATGTTCCAGCTAGTTACTTATTATGGTATCTGGAAAATGGATCAAGAGGTAATGTTATGGATTACTGTATAGAGAATAAAGAAGTAATTTTACAAGAAATTAAAAACGAAAAGAAATGACAAATTCAGAATTTTATACATTGATGGATCGAATGTTTAACGATGCTAGAAATATTGCAAAAGTTAAAGGAAATGATTATACTAAAGGATCAAATGATGCATTAGCTAATTTTAAAGAAGGAGGTAAAGATATAGATATTGATCCAATTAAAGTTTGTTGGATTTTTATGAATAAGCATTATCAAGCTATTACTAATTATGTAAAAACTAATGGTCAATCAGAAAGTGAACCTATATCTGAAAGAATTAAAGATTTAATTAATTATTTAGTTCTTATGCAAGCTATTGTAGTTGAAAAAGAGACAATGAAAATAAAAGAAAGTGTTGATCTTCCTCCATCAGGAGATGTAATAGAAGTAAAAGATACAAACTTTTAAGTTATGAAACAATTTTTAAAATCAACAGAATTTAAAATATTTATAACTTTCTTTTTATCTGCTACCTGTATATCTCTAACTACTAGAGCTAATGAAGATTATGGTATTATACATGGAATGTTAGGAGATATAGTTATAAATGGAGTAATATTAGTTAGTTCATTTTTCTATGCTATGGATTTAGCATATTATGATTCAAGTAAGATATTTACAAAACATCTTTCTAGACTAGCATTTAGAGGTGTATTATTAACTTTTTTTCCTGCTATACTAGCAATTCAAAGTGGTAATTATTATAATTTACTTCTAGCTTTTTATGCATATACAGTATTTTATGTATTCTTTGAGTTATTATACAATCATTATAGAGATGATTATCCATTTTATATAGGAGAAAAAGCTATTCATGACAAAATTGTAAGATGGATAAATAGAAATTCAATGACTATGATGGACTTATTTCCAACTTGGTATATAACTTGGAAACTAGCTTTATTTATTTTAGCAACTGTATTATTAAGTATTTACTGGTATTAATATGATTAGAAAAACTTCATTTGGAGAATATAAAATAGGTGGAATTTACAAGCATTACAAAGGTAATTACTACCAAATATTAAATATTGCATTTCTACATGATAGTCAAAATATATATCTCATAATATATCAACAAGTAGATATAAATGGAGTATATCAATCTATTAGAGATGAAAAAGGAGAAGTTAAAGTACAACAACCTTTTGCAACACATGAAACAAGATGGCAAGATGAAGTTAAAAACAATCAAGGAGAAATAGTTAAACGTTTTAAATTAATAAAATGAAAAAGTTACTATACATAAAGTTACTATACATATTGTTGTTTATGTTACTATACTTATTGTTGTTTATATCTCTAAGTGGATATGCACAACAAGTTACATCTACTAAAGGAGTTGAGTTACTAAAAACTTATATTGTTGATAAAGTAGTAGATAATAAGTTTCAACAAAGTTATAGAGTTACTAATATTAATGATTTATCTTCTACTCAAGTAGATATTACAAAAGTAAATAATGTAACTAATTATAATGTTTTAGAAGTAAATAAAGTTTCAACTAAAACTTCTAATCTTTATAAAAAAGCTACTCTTAAAATAAAAAAGGATCAAGTAAACAATTAAAATAAATAATATGGGAAAATTAAATTTAGTAGTAGAAGATGCTCCAGCAAAAGTTGGAAAGAATGAAGAAGTTTACAAAGAAGTAGCTCAATTGTTTGATACAATTGCTATAGGTAAATCAATTCCAGTATTAAACTCAGAAGTTCCATCATTAGGTCTAATTGCAAAAATTAGGTCATTGATTAACTTAAAAGAAGGAGAAGATATTAGAATTTCAAGAACTTATGGAGATGACAAAAAACTTTCAGGAGTACGACTTATCAAAACAGCCTTCAAACCTAAAAAAGTTAAAGCAGAGCCACAAGGAGAGGCTGAAGAAGCTTAAAAGTGCTGTTGATGAAGATGGAAGTGTTTTTTCTATAGGAGAAGAAGATAGAATATACTTTAGAAAAAAAGATTCCAGACAAGATATTTGTTTAGGATTTATATTAGTAGGGGAGAGAAATCTCCTCTACTATAAAAAATACGAAGATGAAGCAAATATCTTTCAAAAAACTCAAGCTTGGTCAATTAATTATACAATATTTGAACAAGTTGATTTAATTATATATGAAAGTCTAAAATATTCTTATGTTATTCCTAAAGTAAGAGCAGAAGAATTTGGTCAAGTATTTAAATTTTCTGGAACAGAAAAGAAGATATATGTACCAATTATCTATTGGGATAAAAGAAGAATATTAATTGATCCAACAGAACAAAGAAGAAGGAATTTATTTGGAGATACTTGGTATGAATTACTAAAAGATACTATTAACTCTGAATATATGTCTAAAATAGGAAACTGGATTAGACATAGAAGAACAGAAACTATTGTATATCCTGATGAAGCTAATGTATTTAGAGCTTTAAAACTTACTCATTTTAAGCAAGTAAAGGTTGTAGTTCTAGGACAAGATCCATATGTCGATGGATCAGCTAATGGGTTAGCTTTTGGATTTAAAGTTAGAACTGAAACAAAAAATGGAGTAACAGTAAAGAAAACTCCTAAATCTCTAGATGTAATTCTTAAAGAAGTTGAAAGAGACATGTATAAAGGATTTCATTTAGATTTTGATGAAAGTTTAGATGATTGGGCAGAGCAAGGTGTTTTACTTCTTAATACAATTCTTACTGTAGAAAGATATAAAACTAAATCTCATGAAGGATTAGGTTGGCAAAGATTTGTAAAGATAATTCTATATGAGTTAATCAAAGATGAGAATCCTAAAGTATTTATGCTTTGGGGTAATGATGCTCAAGCTTTATTTCAAGAGGTATTTGATAAAATATCTAAAGTTGATGGATTTGATTTTAGTAAGTTTTCATTTATTCATCTTGTATTAAAAGCAAAACATCCTGCATCTGATCTTTATAGTGCAAATCAATTTGGTACTACTGAACCTAATTTTCCTAATACATTTGGAGGAAATGCTCATTTTTCTCAAGCTAATAGTTTCTTAGTAAAGAATAAACGTAAACCTATAATATGGTAGTAACTAGAGAAATACTAAATGAAGCTTTATCTAATCCATTATGGGTAAATCATCAAATTGGTGATTTATATAGAATGGAAGGAGAAAGAGGTAAACATTGGAAAATAGCTTATTATCCTATTTTTGAAGATTATCATGGTGAACCTTATGGAGAACCAAGAGCACTTGTAGAAACAAAGGCTATATTTCAAGGTAAAGAAGGTATAGATTTTAGAGAAGTTCCTTTAAGATATTTAACAAAAGTTTAAGTTATGCAAGTTATAGAAGTTCATGAAATAGGAGATATATTATATTATTTTGATAATGTACCAACTAAAGGAAAAGTTAAAGATAGAAGAATATTAAAAGATAATACTGTAGAATATTATATGTTATCTGATAATAATTTTCCAGAATATCAAGGTACGAGAAGACTTGTTAGTGAAGTTTTTGCAAATAAATCTTTTTTTAAGGTATATATAAATCAATTAATTGATAAATTATAATTATGTTTATAAAAGCTGTATTAAAAGAAAGTGACACAATTGTATATATCAATACAGATAGATACGATAGATTTGTAATAGATAAAGATCAAGTTGAAGCAGTTGGAGTTGATAATTTAAGTTTATATCTACAAAAGACTAAAGAACTAAAAGATCAACTTGATACTCTAATAACTCAAGTATCTAGTAAAGGATTTGAAAATTTTAAATAAAATATGACACTAAAAGAATTTCAAAAACAAGCAGAAAGAACTTTTCCTTCATTAAATAGTATATATCACAATCTAGATCATAATAATAATCTACTGACTTTAGGTAGATTATATTATGGTAATAATATTGAAACTACTCAACCAAGTTATGGTATTTTAGATTTAGTACATGCTAGAATTGGAATACTTTCAGAGACAGATGAGTTGATGGATGCTATTGCTAAAAAAGATTCTGTAGGAGTAGGAGAAGAATTAACAGATAAACTTTGGTATCTATGTAATGATTTAAATACTATGTTAAAAGCTGGTTATATAGATCATGTAGATTTTGACACTCTTATATCTACTAAATTTGATGGAACTCTTAAAGCAACTGATTCTCCACTTCAAGGAAGTACTTTAAATTATTGGTTTAATGCTATGATATATAATGAATCTAAACTTTTAGATCAAGTTAAGAAATTATATGCATATAACAAACCTATGAATAAAGATGTGTATCTAAAAAGAGTTGAATATCTTATAGGAGCTATTAATAATATAGCTGTAAGTACTAAAGTAGATTTAAATGAGTATATGGATAAGGTAATAATTAAACTTAGAAATCGTTATCCAGAAAAGTTTACATCAGAAGCAGCTATTAATAGAGATGTAGAAGCTGAAAGAAAAATATTGGAAGATGAAACTGCTAAAAATTGATGATTTAGAAGGAGGTAGAATTTCTCTTTTAGTACAAGAAACTTATCTTTTTGGATTAATTAAAATAGAAAAAAGATATATAGGTACTATTGATGTTATAATATATAGTCGTCCTATTAAAAAAGAAGGAGGAAAGTATTATACTTATTATACTTGGTTTGATCAAACTGGTAATTTAATAATAGATGTTACTTTATTATATTATCTTCAACAATTTGTAAATTTTCCAACAGATCACTATTTTACTGTTTTGAAAGCGACCAAACAGTAATTCCAGATATAACAACAAGACCTATTTTTAGCACCACATTTTTTTTCCGAAGTTGTTTGATTTCGGTTTTTTGGTGTAGGTCTTGTTGCTTATATATTTCTAGTCCAGAATTTCTATTTAGAAGTTGTTTCTTAAAAACATCAATATCTACAAGATATGAATCTATTTCTTCTTGTTTCTTTGAGATTTGTTGATTAAGATTGATTATTAATTCATCTTTTACAAGAACTCTATTATTGAGTATTTTTACCTCATAAATCTTTCCATTACAATAATTTACTCTAGATAGTCTAACTAATACAAGTGAATCTGTTTGTGCGTAACAGACAGCTTGTTGAAAAAGTATGAGTAATAGGGTGACTTTAATGATTTTCTGCATTGTATGCTGAATCTAATTTTGCTAAACCTACTTTAGATGTGAGATTCTTATATTTGTTGATAGCAGATTGCTGCTTTTTTATTAGAATATTATCTTGTTGAGATTTTTTAGTATATTCTACTTTTAGTAGACTATCTTCCAAAAAAATTTTCCGTCTTTTCTCTACTTCTACTAAATGTAAAAACTCAAGCTCTTTATATCTTGAGTTTAAACTATCTAGTTTGTTTCTAATTATCCTATCATCTTTCTTTGATAAGCCATCAACTCTTATACCAGTTAATAAATTAGATACTACTAATAGAGTAACTACTAGTAGTATCCATTTAAAATTTTCAGTTAGAAACTGTTTCATCTTTCTTTTCTATTGTTACTGTTTCACTTGACTTAATAGTTTCATTTTTACCTGTTCTAAGTCTTTCTAGCCATTCTAATCCCCATCTTCCAGTAAGAGCATATAATGCAAATCCTGATCCAAAGACTAGAAGTGAATCTGTTACTGTTACAACTTGAGGAAGAGAATAGGAAGCTACAAACATATTAGGTAATACCCATCTTACATATATGACAAACATTTGTTCTGGCATATCCCATAATAAGTTTTTACCTTTAGCTCCTCTATCCCATTCTTTTCTATAAACTAAATTGATTACAGTTATTGTAATTATTCCTCCAGTATATAAAAACATACCTTCTGGATAATTAACAAATAAGCTAGTAAAAAATTTAATTATAGATTCTTTCATTATTCAGTAATTAAATCTCCCATCAGTTTAAAAAATTCAATAGAAACTAAGTTAGAATCTTTTTTAATAATTTTTGTCTCAGTTTTAGTTTTATCTCCATCAGTTACTTCTACAAACTTTTTAATATCTTCTTTAGCAACAAAATCTGATAATTTAAGTTCAACTACATTAATTTCATCTTCTTCATCTTTAAGATTAGCTACATCTTCATTTAATTTGTTGCTTAATTCAGTAATCTTATCAATAACTTCTTGTTCTAAATCTTCTTGTTTAGTTTTTCCTATTAAAGCTAATCTTTGTTTATTATACTCATTAATTAATTTTGTTTGAGCTTTTTGTAATCTATTCAAAACATTTTCAGCAGAATCTCCCATTCTTCCTAATCTATATGAGATTTTTGAATCTAAATCAGTATTATCTTTTATTAGATTAATAGCTGCATTAACTTTTTGAATTTTACTAATTTGCAATTTTTTAGTTTCCATATTTTAGTTTAGTTTAAATTTAATCAAATATAAGAAAAATTTACTTCAAACGATCACTAGGTTGTAAAATTCCTTTAAAAATTAAATACCATATAGCTCCTTGACTTATAAATCCAGCTATCCATTTAATAATATTCCACCAATTAACTTTTAAATCTTTTTTTGCAATACTTATTGCTTGTTCTTTTCTATTATTATCTTCTTGATTTTGTAACTTTTTTTCTAATTGAAATATTCTATCTTCCAATTGTCTTTGTCTTTCTATAACTCCTATATGGTCATTTTCTTTATCACCATATATACCTATATTAAGTTTTTTAATATTTTCATTAAGTTTAGCAAGAATATCTTCAATACTAACTAAAGAATCATTTAGTTTTTCCATTTCTTGCTCTAGTTTTAAAACTTTATCCATATTAAAATTCATTTAATAAAGTGTATGTAAAGAAATTACGTCTAGAATTTTGGCATCTTGTAATAAAATCTATCCACTTGTCAGCTATTACTTGACAACCTGCACTATAATTATTTATCCACCAAGTTCTAACACTTTCTGCGGCTCTATGAATATTAATTCCTGTACTTGGAGGAGCTATAAGTAATTGTCCTAGTTCTTCTGATTTATTATCATTATCATTATCTCTGTAGCCTTTTAAATCTTTACATTGAACTAAAGCATCATATTTACCTCTATGTTTTCCAAAAGTCCAACAATCTACATATTGTTCATTAGATTTTAGTATAAAAGCTCCTTTAGGATTTAACCAATTCTTTACCATTAGATAAAATGTTCCAGGATTTGTTGTAGCAGGATATTCAAATAGAATATCTCCTATAACAAGATAAATCTTATCATCAAATTCATTAGGTTTATCTGCTGTTGATCTAATACCTACAATATGAAATGGAAACCATTTAAATCCGAATGTATTAAATCTACTTTTTATTTCTTGTATTGTATAATTTTTCATATTATTTAACCTATAGGATTAGTGTTAACAACATTTTGTTCAAAATTTTTAACTTTTACGCGTTTATCTTGTGTGTTATAAATAGCACGTATAAAATCTGAAAGATGTTGTTCAGCAGTATCTTGTTTACTAACAGGATTAGCTACATCAGGTAAAGGATTTTCAATACTACTATTTACATCAGGTATAGTAGCTTTATAACTACCTCCGTTAGTAAAATGATAAATTAGATAATCTAATGTTTCATCCAAAACATTGTTCTTAATGTTAATTCTTAATTGTGCCATATTGTATTAATTGTTTAAAATCCTCTATAACCATTTATGTTCAGATATACTACTCCAGTAAGTAAAGAAGCGGGGAAATAAACGTTTAGATTAGAGTTTGCAATTCCTTTATACGGGTTAACTGGCATAATTGTAACAGGAGTTGCTAAAGCTGCTGTATTTAATCTAAACATATAAAAAACTCTGTAGAATGTAAATGCTGAAGTAGCACCTGTTATCTGTATTGCTGTACCCCCTGGAGTTAATGCTATCGAAAATGTTGTAGTTGCTAAGTTTGCTGCTGTTACAAAATACATTGTATTAATTGAAATACCAGTAATAGTGCCAATAGCTGTAAAAATTATACAATCACCAATTCTTAAATCATGTGCTGTACTTGTAAATACACCCGGAGTAGCTATTGTTACAGAAGTACCTATTGCACCTTGATTATCTAAGATAAACATATTACCTGCTACTCCTAAAGTATCTGTTTGAACTGTTAATTGTGTGATGTAATTTCTAATTAAAGCCGTTCCTGCTGCTGCTACAATACTTTGTGGAGTAGTTGTTGTTACTACGGGTAATACAGCATGATAATAATCTAATTCAGAAGTACCAAAAGGTTTTATTATTGCTTGTCCTGATGATGAAACAAAAGTATCTGACGTATCATTTGTAACTAAAGTTGTATCTTGTGCTGCTATTGTAGTTGGTTGTACTTTACCACCAGTTCTTAATGGATTACCAGTAGCAGCAGTACTATGAGCAGTTTGACCACCTGATAAAGTAGTGCTTGTTACTGCAACTGTACCTGATACTGATTGAGTAGTTGGTGCTGATATTGGTACGGGCATTTGAGAACCTGTGATAAATACAGTAGTAGTACCTGCTGTGGTAGCAACACCCATTCTTACACGTAAATATCCTCCTCCGTTAGTAGAAATATTCCACATACCTGCTGCTAAAGTAGTTATAACTGCGGCTGCTCCACCAATAGGATAAGCTAGTATAGCTGTTCCTACAACGGATAAATCATTTGTTAAAAAGAAATCTATTCTACCAGTAGTACCAATAGAAGTTATTTGAACATTTACTGATCGTAATTGCCTACAATCAATTATTTGAATATCTGTATTAATAGCAATTACTCCCGTTTGTGTAAAGTTAGCTATTTCAAGAGTTGGTTGGTTAGCAACAATAGAATCAGCCTCACTTAAAATTGCTACTTCTTGTTTATTATGGTTTTTAACCACAATGTAATCTACTACAATGTTTGTATTACTTGCCGCACCAGTATTTTCTACCTCAATATGAGCTTCTAGTTCATCATATTGTTGTGGTAATACATTAAAATGAGATGCAACCAATACACCATTTATAAAGAATCTACAGACTTCTACAAGCTGTTCAATTCTATAATCATTCAATACTGCTGTAGTCACGCCTCTTGGCAAGGTTACAGTAGTTGTTTGTGTTTCAGATCCTGAAGGTGTGGTAGTTGGATTTCTGGCAGTAACACAATCTATTACCGTGTTCGTTGTACCGCTTGCAACAAACCTAGAAAAATATTTTACTGTGGCAGAAGGGTCTTTTAATCCCATTCGTATCTGCTGATTTGCTACTCTTTGTGAGATAGAAACACGACTTCTAAATATTAGAGGAGAATAATCTATTACTCTTTCAACACCTGTAATAGCTGCTGATGTTCCACCACTAGCTATTGTTAATTGACCAGAGGCTACTGATATACTGCCACCTGAACCAGTAGTGGGTCTGAAATAAGCTCTTGATCCTGCTGATGTTCCACCTGTTCCTGTATAATTACTTACAAGTATTGCTCTACTAGCAGTTTCAAAATAATCAATTTGAGCCCAAGCACTTTCTGAGTCAGCATCTAACTTTACATGATCTCCTACATGGAGATCATATTGCGCAAAGTTTGTACCTGTTAGTACATTAGAATTATTTGTTAGTGTAATAGTTCCTACACTAACTGCTATAGAAGTGTTAGCAAAATTAGCTCTAATTGAACCTTCATCAGTTAAAGATGTACTTCTTACTAGTAAGTTACCATCAGGGTCTTGCCTTAATGGTACAGGTGTAATATTACCACTCGGTGCTATTTGTGGGGCAAAATCACTCTGTATTGTTTGTATTGCATTTGGCACATATCCATTCATAATTTCAATTTTTTAATTTAATACTTCCCAATTTGTTCCATTACTATATATTCCAAACATTGTCCATTGTCCAGATATTATAAAATTTAAAAATCCATCTATTGTTTCTGAACCTTCCGCGTCTATTGTCCAAGTAAATGCTGTTGCATCTACTCGCTTAAACCATATTTTATAGCCACTATTTCCAACTGCTGTAGGCAAAGTTGTGGTTATATTCGCAGATAAATTTCCTCTTACTATTTGGTCAATACCTGTTATTGTTAATGCAGTACTTGTACTTACTGTTGATACAGATGAGTTAGATGCACCACCACCACCAGTCATTGCATACTCGGTAGTTCCTGTCCACCAGTACGGTTTACTATCACTTGATTTTACAAACATTACTCCACCACCTGTTACAGATGTTGATGGATTAGTTGTTGCATGATCAAAGTACAATGTTTTTACACCGCCTCCATAAGATTCTGGTGAATAAGGTCTGAATAGACTAATGTTACCATTAGCTTCTATTATTTGTCTTACATTAGTAACAGTAGCAAAGGCTAGTTTTTGACCAGCAGAAAGTGTATATAATGTTAATGAATTTGCGCCGGGGGTTCCTAAAAGAGTGTTATTAGTAGAAGATGTAAAAACAAGACCCCCACTATTGTTAGATATGTCATTCCCTATAAGCAATCCATTAGCTGCACTTGATCCGCTATTTGGATTAATAATATTTAAATAACTTTGATTATTAACTGAACTTCCAAAAGAATTAATTGTTCCTGTTGCTGTTATGTTTCCGTTTAAACTTAAATCACCATTCGTGTTAAGGGTGACTATTGCATTCCAACTTGTACCGTTATGAAAGTATGGAACGTTGGTGTCGTTTGTAATGTGACCAGAAAGAGGCGTAACAATTGACGCTATAGTAGCTGATCCAATTTTTAAAGCTTTTGTTGTGCCTTGTATATCTAAAGCAGTGCTTGCGCCTATGGCTGTACTCCCATTAACAGAAACGGAGTTTACAAAGTCAAAATTTCCACCTGCTAAAAAACCACCGCGTCTTACATTATTTGTGTAAAAAGATACTTGAGCGCTATTTGTAGAGCCTATGTTTAGACCGCCTAATACAGTAGATCGAACTAACGATATATCTGGCGCAAATATACCTGATGTTGGAGAGTTTATCCCTAAAACACCAAATTGAAGAACGTTTAGGAGACCAGCATCGTTTGCCGCAACAAATGTTGCACTAGAGGAACTAGCTGTTGAGGTGTTTGCTAATACTATGTTAGTTCCCGAGCTTTGGGATTTTATTACATTTAACCTCCCTATTGTGGCATCAACAGTAAATGCTGCGTCATCACCTATCGTTGTCCCAGAAGTTGCAAAGGTTACTCTACCAGAAGTTAGTCCAGATACTCCACCAGAAGGTGTAGCCCATATAGGAGTAGCGTTAGCTCCCTGACTTGTTAAAACCTGACCGCTAGTTCCTGCTGATTCATTAAGAGCAATCTCACCAGCAGCAATATTCAAAGCTCTATTTACAGTTCCTCCACTTGCTAATAAATTAAGGGCTACGTTTGTTGAGGAAGTACCAGTGTGTGTATTAGATACACTTGCTGCATAGGTTATCTCTGAACTATTAAAGTTTGCTCCACTTAATTCAACATTGAATAATCTTTGTGCATTTACTGATGCGTTTGGAGAGTTAGAGCTTATTAGGAATCCTTTTGTGTTGGTCAATGAGTTCCATGACCAAGTGTGTGTTGCTCCACCATTATCAAATGAGTTATTTGATGTACCCGATGTAAGAGCAGATAAACTCGTCCCTGCTGGCGGACTAAAGTATTCAAATGCTGTACCTGCTCCATTTACTCTAATTTGTTGTAGAGGTAATCCTAATCCAGTAAGACCTGTTCCACCATAATTAGGATTAATAGCGGTTCCATTCCAAATTCCGGTAGTAATGATTCCTGATGTAGTTGTAAATATTCCACTTGGAACTATATTAGTGCCATTACTTTTTGGTATTTCATTGGTAGCTGCTGTATTAGTTATACCTCCACCACCACCTAATAAATTAATCCAACTTGTACCGTTATGGAAATAAGGCACGTTGGTATCTACCGTCAACATACCATTTTCGGGCGTTGTAATTGCCGATCTTAAAGCCCTCGGCAATACTAGACCCTGATTGGTGCTTTGAAAATCAGCAAGAGCCGATCCGGTGAAGGTGTTGAAAAATACTTTATTGTTAAAGTTAAATCTTTGAAGGTTGGTGATTCCAAAGGTTGTAGTGCCTGCTTGTTGAAATTGAAAACCAGTTGGAGAAGTAACTGCGTTGATAATGAAATCATTTGTAGCTATTGGGTCGATCACCCCCATTTCAAAATTCAACAAATTGTCATTTCGTTGAAACCTTATTCTGGAAGCTGTCCGCAGATCAAGTCGTTTGTTAGCCCCATCCCAAACAAGGTTAGCGTCATCTCCTATCGTAGTTGCAGACGTTGCAAACGTTACTCTACCAGAGGTGAGTCCAGAGATTTGAGTGATAGGAGCAGACCATGTTGGCACACCACCAGCTAGTGTTAATATATGGGTATTAGTTCCAGCAGCTAGTTTAGCTAAAGTAGTTGTTGTATTAGCATATAGTATATCACCTACTCCGTAAGAAGCAAATCCAGTACCTCCATTAGCTGCTATCAATGTACCTCCTAAACTGAGTGTCCCAGAAGATGTAATAGGTGTACCAACTCCAGGAGTTAATGTTAATCCTGTAGTTCCTCCACTACCACTAATAGCTGTTACTGTACCTGTACCAGATATAGTTTGCCAAACAGGAACACCACCTACTAAAGTAAGTACTTGTCCATTTGTAGCAGGTGTTAATTGATCAGCTAATCCTAATGAATTACCAACCCAAATAGAGCCTAATGATAATGAAGCATTTTGTTTTAAATTAATTTGAGTTTGAACAGAAGATGTAGCATCATAAAATCCACTTGCTAATACGTTAATTTGAGCAGCACTAGCTGTTATGTCGGTTATATCGCTTATTGATAAAGTATCCCATGAAGTGTCAAAATCTGTTCCAGAATTTTTCTTTAAATATTGATTAGTAGTACCTCCAACAGGCATACCATTAGGAACAGTTACCCAGTTTATAGTACTTGCAGTAGCAGCTAAATACTGTCCACTTGTACCTCTTGGTAATCTATTCCAAGTTGAGCCGTTATAATATACTAAATCTCCTTCAACAGGAGTTATTGTTGAACTAAATAAAAGTCTATTATTTAATTGTGTTTGAACAGAAGAAGTTGGATCAAGAAAAGCTGCTGTTGTATCTGTAATACTAGAAGCTATTGGTAATCCATTAGCATCTGATATGAGTAATCTATTTCCTGTAATTGCAGCTTGTTCTGAAAATACTCCAGCACCGTTATTAATAAGTATCCTGTTAATGTTACCAGAAGCTAATTTAGTTCTAGTAATACTAGCAAATAATGAAATATCATTATTAACTATTTGATTTGCCAAATTTAATTTACTGTAAGATATACCTGCTCCGCTAAAGATATTAGCGTCAGTAATTATATCTAAACCTAACAAAGCTACTCCTGTATTATTAAAAGATATTGCTCCTGTAATTGTTCTAGCTTGAGCTAAGTTAGAAGCATTACCTACAAATAATTGTCCAGAATTAAGTCCTGTACTTAAATATACAGAAGGATCAATAGCTGGAATTTCACCAACTTCTTTGGTTGTAGCATCTCTTGTTAATATAGGATCGCCAGTACCAGAACCAACTGTTCCAAGTAACTTTTGACCACCTCGTATTACTAATCTATTTGCCATTTTTATTATTTAAGCTATTAAGCTTCATACCAAATAATTAATCTAATTAACGCATTACTGTAACCGGGATCATCATAACTACCACCAATAGATGCTGGTCTCCTACAGACAATTATATATGAAGAATCTAACCCTTGTATACCGCCATTGTAATCTAAAAACGCTATATCTGTAGAGTCCGTAGAAGTTGTACTATAAAAGTTTTTTCTACCTCCTATTTTATTTTTTAGTGTTCTAGTATTATCATAGACAAATCCATCATAACTTAAAATTTTTTGGTAGTTAAGTCCATGATTAATAGCAACATTTTCTTGCATATCTAAGTTAACACCAAAGTCAACTATTTTATATCTTATGTAGCTTCCAGAAGATTCTGTTCTAAATCCTAATGGAAATTCTCCTGTAGTATTAGTTTTAATTGCAGCAACTGCACTTAAATTTCCTGATACTAGAATTTCTCCAGGAGTAAATTCTGAAATAATACTATTAGTTAGTGTTGTAGAAGAACTTGCTTTTGGTAAATAATTTGTTGATAAACCACTTATTCCAGCAGGAACATTTTGCCAAGTAGCACTTCCTCCAACTACTGTTAATACTTGATTGTTTGTACCTATACCTAATCTAATTGGAATTGTACCATTATGAACAAGTAAATCTCCTAATGTTGTAAGAGGACTTGTTAACTTACTTGCTAATAATCCAGTTAAAGAAGAATCAATATCTACATATCCTAATGTTGTAGGATTAAGAGTTGATGATATTAGTTTACCAGACCCATTTGTTATTGGAACTATATTGTTATTTAAAGAAGCTAATTTAGTTAATGCTATATTAGCTGTTGCATTAATATCTGCATCTATAATAGAATTTGCTGTAATTGAAGCAACTCCTGTAGGACTAAATGTTACATCTCCTGTTATAGCAAATGCTTGAGCTTGATTAGATACATTACCTATATAAAATTGACCTAAAGGTAATACATTGTTTACTACTCCTGTACCATTACCATTTCTAGGAATAAATTCTCTTGAACCAGTTATTGCCCATGTTTCACTACTTATAGTTGCTACTAATTGAACATTTGATCCACTTATATTTATATCAAATTCTACTAAACCTGTTGTATCTCCAGTTAAATCTTCTGCTCCAAAATCAGATGATGTTGCTAAACTTCCATCAGCTTTCCAATGTCCTATTACTGTACTAGCTCTTTGTTTTCCTGTATTACTTAATATAAAGTATTCCCATTTAGCAGCTTTTGCATCTGTGAGTAAAAAAGAATCAACTATTACAGTTGTATTTGCATTTATTACAGAAAAATCAGTAGCAACTCCAGGATCACCTTTTGGTCCAGTAATTGATGATCCAGGATTTCCTTGTAGTCCTTGATTTAGTATTACAGGAGTTACGTTAGGTAATAAAGAAGGAACAACAGGATATTTATTTAATTCTCCTAATTGAACTAAACATCTTACTAATCTATTTACTTGTAACTCTGTAAGTCTATATAATGTAGGTATATTAGTGACAGGATCAAATTTAATCTGTCTAGTTAATATCTTTAATATTATAGACATTTTTATTCCTTGTTCAAACAAAGCTCTTTGAGCAGGTAATGTATTTTTACCTATTTTCATCTTTAAAGCTATTGCATAGGAAATATCTCCTATTTTTGCATAAGCTTTTGATATAATACTTTGTAAGTTAGGATCAAGCATTAGCAGCAGAATTGTTTAGTTGCAGCTTTAATTATAATTTCTGATCTAGTTTGTTTGTTTTGCCAATTATTAGAATTAGCTCCATCTAATAATAATTGTGCAGATAATGTTGGAAATAGTTTATCCCAACTTGTACATAATCCACATAATATATCATCAGTAGTTTCATCAATATATTCTACAAGACAATCTTCATATCTAAATGTTATAATATCATCTTTAATAAAAGTATTAGTCTTAGTATTAGATACTTCTAATGTAAAGTCAGGATCAGCTTGCCAAGATGTTGCCCATCCAACAGTAACTCCAGGTTCTATTGCTGTAAAACTAGTAGCTATTGCTTTATAGAATTTTGCAGTTCCAGGATGCCAAACAATATCAGCATATACAGATACTACACCTCCAGAAGATACTTCTTTAGTATATGTTCCTGTACCAGAATAAAAAGGAGGATTAAATTGAAACATACGATATGCTCCATCTACAGAATTTGCAAAACTATAATTAGTTGCTGTTAAAGGTGCAGAATTGTCAATTCCAGAAATGAATGATAATACTTGATTTTCATCCATTTTAGCTATTAGTACATAATGAGCTTCTTGATTTCTATTTAACTCTGGTGTACCATATACAGTACTATCAACAAAAACAGCTTGAGAAATATCTACTGTTGTTTTTGTTATTCCCCAAATTCTTGTCAATGCCATATTTCATATTTTCTGAAAATATAGTTAAAAAGCGTTGTTTGGGCAATAGGCGTTAAAAAGATCGCTAGTAATTATTTTCTAAAACTTTCTTGAGCTTCTCCTTTATTAATTAAGTTAGTAACTGCTGTTGTAAGAGGTAACAACTTAGCTCCTTTCCATAACAACTTACTATCACCAGAATGTTTACCAGATTTATATTCTCCATTACCTTCTAATGTATCTACAAAACTGTCACTAAATTTAGCAAAATCTACAATTATACTTGATACAGGAAGTGCTGATCTAGTTATATTATCAAAAGCCATAGGACTATAATAAAACTCAATATCATCTTGTAATCTAAGTATTGTGTTAAGACTATAGTTTTTAGCTCTTCTAGTCCATTCATCATCATCGTCTAGTCCAGATAATAACATGAACATACCCATCATAGAAAGTTTGAAATAAATCTCTCTAAGATTCTTCTTCATGTTTTCTTTTACTATATTTAGATTATCTTCTTCTAGATTTAAATCTTTAAAAGAAGAATCTTTACCTCTAGTAATAGCTAATTTCAATAAAGTTTTTAGTGAATTTTTCCAACCTAAATCGTAATATGTTAAGTATCTACCTTTAGTTGTTCTTTCTAGATAGTTATCATACTTTTCTCCATCAAATCTTTGAGCAACACCTTCTGGAATCCATCTTCTAAATTGAATTAAAGCACGACCTACAAACTTCTCATTAATAGCTATATTAGCATTAGGATCGTAGTTACCATGTATCTTTTTCAATAAGCTATCTAACTTGAACTTGAATTTTAAAGTGTTAGCTCCTAACTCTGAATACTCTGAATTTTCTCCAAATTTTTCAGTATTCCAATTACCATTTTCATCAAATGCTTCAAATAAGCTTATTTCTTTTTCTACTCCATCTTCTGTTACTTTTACTTTAGTAGCATTAAGTAATGCCACCATAACTTGACCTTGTACAAAATATTCACCTTGTGCATATAACTCATATGGAGATAATTTTTGAAGTCCTTTTCTAGCTTTGTTATAGTTAGTTGTAGCACTATATATTTTATCTCTAAGTTGTTTTACTGTATTAAATTTAATCATTAAAGATTCAACCTTTTTTCTTGTAGAAGAATCATTTGGAGATTGAGCAATTAGCATTGTACCAATTGCTTTTTGTAAATCATCATCTGAATAATCAACTCCAGTTGCTGCCCAGTTAGCATTAGCTAATTGACCAAATAAAGCATTGTTTACTCCACCAAATATATTCCAACCCATACCTTTAAGTTGAGTATATTGTAATAAAGTATCACCTACTTTTGACCAAGTTAAAACTCTAGTATATTTTTCTGTAGCTTTACTTATAGCATTTGCTTTCTTTACATCTGTCATATCAGATGCTTCAATTTTTTGTATTTCTCTTGCTAATTTTTCTTTATCTGCTGATGTTATAAATTGAATATTTGATCTACCTTCTTTATTATCTTTCTTTATTCCATATAAACCTGCATCTATTGCATAATTAAGTTGACTTCTTAAATTAGCTAATCCTTTTGTAGTTGTAGTTTTACCAACTTTATCAGTTTCTAAAGCATTATCTAATATAGATTGAGAAAGTCTTATCTTATCTTCAATTTGAGATTTATGTTTATATCCAATTGCTTGTGCTGCAAATAATTTAATTACTTGAGTAAGATTATAAGATTTATCTTTTGGATCTAATTCTTCTAAGTATTGAAAACTAAATTGTTTTTCTTCTTTACCTGTCTCTGGATTTACAAGTTTTTGTACTTCATTTTTCTTAACACTAAGTTCTTCTAATAAAGCACTCCAAGTTCTATTTGCATATTTGTTTATACCAGTATCATGTAACTCCTCAAGTAACTTCTTGCTTATTGAAGGAATATCAGTTGATTTAAGATTCTTTCTAACATTATACGGTAAGTATTCATTCAACTCTTTCATTGTAGATACATACCAATCGTAATATTCTTTTAAATCATCATTTTTTTGAAGTTCATTATATTTAGAATCTTCCCATTGAGATTTAGCTCTTTTAGATATAAATTGCCATCCATGATTATATATAATTTTTCCTTCACTCTTTCTAATAGTTAATCCATTTACTAAGTTATCAATGTAGATTAATGGACTATTTTCTAGTTTCCATGTTTCTAATATTCTAGCTGCATCAGGATTATCTTTAGTAGCTTCTATTTGCAATCTTAACAAATCATTATATTCTTCTGTCTTTTCTTTTGCTTCTTTAATTACTTTTTGATAATCTTCACCTAATTCTTTTTCTAATGCTTGTAGATATTTTGCATCTGGTTTATAGATAAATATACCATCATTATCTTCTTGATACAATTTGTTTGGATCAACTATAATATGATTTTCTTTTATCCAATTATAATACTTTTCTGATGCTTTTTTCTTAGCTCCAGGATTAGGTGCATCTTTTATGTTCTCTAATAGTAAATCTCTAACTCTAAAATATTCATAAGATAAAGCACTTACTACTGAACCTGTTAGTTGTCCATCTTCATCTACTTGACCAAATACTCTAGCAAAATCCTCTCTTGAAGTAATGTTTAATTTAGATAATTTTTCAGTTAAATCTTCTACTCGTTTAATTAGTTTATTTAATTCTGTAGTTGTTGCAAAATCAGCAGTACGAATTAATTGATCTACTACATCAAGAATTACATTATTAGATGTAGATATATCTCTAGTTTTTGATTGAGTATATCCTACATCAGAATGTACAGTTAATTGATCTCTTGATACATTTCTTTTTAATAAATCTTGCACTAATTGTATTTCTACTTCTATTTTTGCTTCTTCAATTCTTGTATTTAATCTTTTAGCTTTTTCAGCTATTTCTTTAAATATAATTGCTTTAGGTGATTCAGTTCTAACATCATAACTAGATAAAATTTTATAAATATCTATGTTATCTATATTAGACCAAGTACCTAAGTATAAAGAACTTCTTTCTAATTCACTTTCATTTAACTCTGGTTTTGCTAAAATAGATTCTATATATTTAAAATCATTATTAGCAAACTTAATTAAAGTTTCTAAAGTGTTATCTGCAATTAGTTCTTCTTTTTCTAATCTTATTTCTTTTAATCTATTAGTAAGTGTAGTAGCTAAAACTTTATCTTTGTTTGCATTTGCTTTAGTTATATCTTCACTAATTCTTTTTTCTCTTACTTCAAAATCTTTAATTACTTTTTCATAATTCTTTTGTTCTTCTTTCTTGATTTTCTTTTCTGCTAAATCATAGAAAATTTGTTCATCTTGAGTTGTATTATCTGACTGTTGATTTGTTTCATTTGTTAACTTAATTAACTGAACAAATGCTTCTTCAAGAGCTGATCCTTTATTAATATTAACTAATTTACCAAACTTATTAAGTATCTCAGATATTAAATCTATAAATCTATCAAGTAAAGATTTATCAGCATCATAAGGTATAGAATTTAATAAATCTCTAAATTCTTCTTGTAATAAAGCATCATGTAAGAAATCTTCTACATTAGTTAAGCCATAAAACTTTGCTTTATTAGTAAGTAAAAATTCATTCTCTTGATCTGTTACTCCTTTTTTACTTCTAAGTTTTGCTAATATACTTTCGTATTTAATAAAATCAGCACTATTCCATTGAGTAAGTTCTCCAGATAATACTCTTTCTCTTATAGAATTGTATAAAGTATTTATAGCTGCTCTAGCTTGTATTTGCTCTGGTGTAGGAGTAAATTCTGATCTAAATAGTTTTGTATTAAGAACATGTACAATCTCTTTTAATATTGTAGATTCTACAGTTTCTCTATTTAATCTTCCTTTATCTTCTAATTCTTTTAAACTTACTCCGATAGTCTTTTGATCCCATCTACCAAAGTAACCTACTTCTTCTGTAGATTCTATTTTAATATTTCCTATAATACCTTCTAATTTCTTAAATAGATTAACTAGTTCTTTATGATATTTATTATTGTTTATATTAGATAATGCTTCTGATACAGTAACATCTAATATACCATCAAACTCATCTTCTACAAAAGGATTAGGATAAGTCTGTGGATTATTAACAGTTTCTCTTATTTGAAAATCTACAGGATTATCTACTTTGTCTTGTTGATATTCATTAAAGAATTTCTTACCTAAAGTTGGAATAGAACGATAGATATAATTACCATCTTCATCTCTATTATCTAGTTTATATAATTTCTTATTTAAATTAAATACAACTACAGGTTTTGTAGAACTAGCAGATATTAATTCTCTAGGTATTTTTTCTTTATTAATAGTTATTACTCCGTCTTTTATTTTAACATCAGCAGTATTATTTAATCTAACTGTTAAATAAGGTTTGTGTTGAAATAATTGTAATAGTACATCAGAAATTTCTGGTTTATAACCATAAGTTTCTGGTATAGAAAAGTTTACTGTTTTTGCAAATTCTGATAATCCTATGTTGGTAAGCATAGAAGCATCTATAAATCTACCCCAATCTTTCGAGTTAGTTATACCTCCATTAAGATAAAAATATCTAATTAAATCTTGTCCTATTGATACTATCTCTGGATCTTCATTATATACTAATTCATAGAAACTCTTGTAAGTATTTAATTCTTCTATATCAGCTTCTTTTGAAGAATTATAAAATACATAAGAAGGATTTTTTCCACTTAAATCTACTTTAGATAAATCTAATCTTAAAATAAATTGATTATTTTTAAGTTTAGTTTTTCTTAAAGCATTTATTCTTGTATTTAATGATTTGTTATCTTTACCATCAAAGAATATTCTAGTTCTTTCAGTAGGATCAAAGTAGTTAGAGAATATAAAAGCTTTTATAGCTTTCCATACTTCATATTTTTGATCAGTATTAGGTTCTTTGTTTGTAATACTCTCGTATTGTTTTAGTAACTTTTTAAATTCCTCTGTTGAGTAAGGCATTAAGTTAGAGTTCTTAATTACATCATCAGCAGCAAATATTGAATTTGTAAGTGCATAACCAGTAATAGTATTAGGAGTCAATTCTCCTTCATCAAATTCACCAACTAATTTGTTTATATTTTTAAACTGAATTGAGTTAAATAATTTATCAATAGAAGTTCTTCTATCAGATAAATCTAATAAACTTTTACCGACTCCTTTAGATTCTATATTTAATAGATTCTGAAATCTTGATAACTTATCTCCTATTTCTTTAAGTTGTGCAAACTTTTGTAAAACTAGTACTTGAATTTCTTCATTAGTTAAGTCAGTTTTACCTTCATTAAATAAAACTTGATTAAAATGATTTTTAGATAATGGATAATTTTCTAGATCATCCATTTTAAGTTTAGTACTTAATTCGTTGTATAGTACACTATTTTCTTTTATAAGATCAAGTAATGTATCTTCTTCTCTTTTTATTTCATCTTGTAACTTACTTTTACTTAATTTTACTCTTTTTGTATATTCTTTAAGTATTGGTTGAGCAAGTAATCCATATATCTCATCTTCTTCTAATCCTAAATCAAGCATTAATGTTAATGCAGATGATGTTGCAGGATTTACGTTAATATAAGATAATATAGGATTGTTACCATTATCTACAGATGCAGATTGAATTGATTGATGAAGTTCATTTTTCTTTCTTCCAGAATATGTAAATGCAGAACTTAAATCTGAAAATTCTTTTATTTTACCGTCTACCTCAAAAATTATATAATTTGGTACATATTGTTTTTCATCATTTATAACTACTACTTTTTGTAAGGATATTTCTTTTCCTTGTAATAGCGTACTAAATGTATTACTTACAGAAGTAATACCAACCATAGCTTTACCATCTACTGATTGTAAATATTTGTTTTTAGAATAATCAGGATTAAGATAATTTTCTTTATTAGTATTCTCTTGTTTTTTTATCTTTTCAGCTATACCACCTTTCTTGCCATCAGCAGTTTCATAACTAATTTTTCCTAAATCAAGAGGTTTAACTACTGATTCAAATACTGATTTGTTATATAATACTGATTTATGTATATCAACTAATTTATTTTTTGCATCATCTTGTTTAGAAAGATTACCTTCTTTATCTGCATTTAAATAATAGTTATATACATATAGCTTGTCAACATCGAAATCTGAACCCATTTGAGTTACAAAATTTCTACTTGCAATTACTACACCTTGATATATATCTGGTAAGAATCCAACTATTTCTATCAATGACATAGAATTATGTCCTTGATTTGGTATTCTAAATCCAAATTGATTTAATAATTCTTTAGGTATTTTTTTAGTATCTAGGAATTTATTACCTTGTTCATCTGTTGTGATATAATCATTTTGATTTAATAACTTTCCATTCTGATCTCTCAAGTTCCAAGACATTATAACTTGAGCAGGTTTTACAATTTCTCTATATCCTTCTCTATCAGCTTTAGATAATTTTTTATATTCTTCTTCTTCTAATTGTTCAGTATCTTTTTTATAAACAATCCTCATAGGTTTTAAACCAGTAGCAGGATCATAAGATTGAGAATATAAAGCGCCTACTGATTTTCCTTGCATACCTTCTTCTGATACAAGTACATAAGAACCTCCAGGCATCTTTTGCTTCAAGACTTTGTTAGTCCAGATAGAAGTAAGCATTGATTGCTCTTTATCATTATTTGTGTGTGCCCAAAAAGGTATTTCAAAATCTGTATTTTCTAAGTTACTTATTAAGAAACTTATTTGAGCAGGAGAATAATTTCTTTTAATACCTTCTCCTTTTAATAGCTTTATTAGTTCTGGTTTATTAAGTTGTCCATTCTTTACTATTCTTTTTTCAATAGATTTCAAACCATCTTCATATATTTGATTTTGTAAATCATCATATATTTTCTTTAATTCTTGTCCACTATATACTTTATTATCATATCTAAAACCAGATACTTCTTCAATACTATCAAATAATAATTTAAGTACTTGAGTTGATCTTACAGTTTCATCTTTAGTTTCATCATAAGGTATTTCTTGTTGAATACCAAAGTTACTTCTATCAAGTTCTACTGCATAAGATGTTAAATCTAAATCATCTTTTATAGTTCCATCTGTATTCCAGATATTAATACTTTGCTTACCTCCTAATTTAGTAGCAGTATTAAATGCAGCACGTACAGATTTACTAGAAGAATTTTGTAATTTCTCCATAGCTACTCTAAGTTTATCTATTTCTAAACCTTGAGTAAATTGAGGAATTAATGGTAATGATGAAGATTTAATATATTCTCTATATATTGTATCATCTTCTTTAGAGACTATTCTTGAAGAATATACAGGTTTATCAGAACTAAATAATATTTTTTCTAATTCATCTTTTGTAAGTACTAAATTATTTCCTTGAGTTTTGATTTTCTCTAATAGATCATTATATAATTTAGTAGAGATTTCTCCATACATATACATTACTTTTAATTTTTCAGTTAAAGTAATATATTCTTGAGCATCTGTTCCTTTAATAGCATCGTAAGGAAGTCCAATATTATTATCTTCATAATATTTTGACAATCTTGCAGCTAGTTGTGCATTGTTTAATGCAGATGATTCTATATCAGCTAATTTTACAGATAAAAAATATTTATTAGTTGAATCTATCATACCTTCTTTAAAAGGTGCGATAAGATTAGTTAATCTTTTACCAACGTTATCCCAAGTTGTAGCTACATCAGTTTTGAAATAAACAGCAGGATCATCAATAAAAGTTTGATGAGAATTAAATTTAGCTAATATACTATTAACAATATAATCAGCAGCAGCTAATGTTAATTGATTATTTTGATCATCTGTTTGAGAAGCAAGTATCTTTTGTAAGTAATTATAATCTACTAACTTTAATGTTTGAGAACTAATACCTAATTCTTTCCATTGTTGTAATTTGTTAGATACATCATTTTTTATGATGCGATTTAATTCTTCTTTTATGATTTGTTCTACTGTCTTATCTCCTATTTTATCAGTAGGTAATTTAACTGTAGTTTTTTTACCATTTTCATCTTTATTAAATATTAGATCATTTAATGTAGGAAAGAAAAAGAAAAAATTAGAACCTTTATTGTATGCTTTGTTTTCACTTTTTCTTGCTTGTTGAGAAAGTATTCGATTGTGCTCAGATGCTACTACAGAATATAACGCATCTATTGTTCTCTTTCCTATTCTATATCCTTCTTTATCAAAAAATAATTTAACATCTATTCCAGTTCCTTGTACTACATAAGATGTAGTTTTATCAGGAACAGTTATAAGATATTTTATGATTCTAGTTCCTTTTGTATCTTCTCCTCCAAGACCTTTCTTTCTACTTCCAGAATTTTGCATTAAAGCAAGTTGAGTTATTTCTAAGTCTAAGTCTGACATAGAACTTAACTTAGTTCCATCTTTACCTACTTTTAAAGTATCTAAAGGTGAAATAGTAAATATCTCTTTAAATAATTCTGGTTTAGTATCTCTTAAATATAACCAAGTATCATATATAGGAGTTTCTCCGTTAAATATCGGTTTGTTAAAAGTAATATCTAATAATGATTTTACATGATTATCATCATTAAGTATCTTGTTAAATTCTTTAGTTAAGAATTTATTAAATGTATAGGAATAAACTGTATTACCTTCTCCATCTTTAAATGTATTAGAGTAATAGCTTTCGTTATTATAAGAATCTAATTTTGCTAATGCTCTTATTGCTGAATTGTTTACAGTAGGATCATTAACAATTGTTTCTTCATCTAATTCGTTAAATTCATCTTCTCCTTCTTTTACTTCTTTAGCTCCTAATCTAAGATCAATTAATTTAAATAAACCTGAATCAGAAGTAAATTGTTGATTAATTGATAATCTATTTACAACTCCATTTACTAATCTATCTAAAGTATTATCTGAAATAGTAATACCTATCTTTTCTAATACTTCTTTTACATTTTCTAATGTAGGTTCTTCTTTAATTTCTTTTAATCTCTTACGATATTCTTCTACCTTCTCTTTTGATAAAATCAAATCTCCATCTACTTCATCAAATAGATTTGATCTTTTGAAATCTCCTTGCCATTTAGATATAATAGTTTTTTCAATAGAAGTTCTATCAGTATCTATTACATTAAAATATTGACCAAGTATATTTCCTTCTCTATCTGTTCTATCTTTTACAATTATAGTTTTAAAGTTACCATAAGAAGAACTCATGGTAGATACAAATTGACGTTTTAGTTGTTCTTTATCTTCTTTATAATTGTTTATCTTTTTCAATAAGGTGTTAATAAAAGGTTTACCTTTTGCATTTAACCTTAATTCTTCTTCCATAGCTTCCCAAGTATTATCTACTCCAGCAAGTACAGATTTTAATTGTTCATATACTTCATCGTATGATAAAAAGACTGGTTGCTTAGGAATTATACTTTCAACAAGTTTAAAACTATCATCTGATTTGTTATAAACTGTTTTAGGAATAAATGCTAAAAACTTTTTAATAGCTTCTAATGCATTATCTTTTGAGTCATATTGAAATACCCATTCATCTTGACCTTGTGAACCTACTACTTCTGCTCCTTCAACTCCTTCTTCATCTTCTGTAACTTCCGTAGATTTATCTAAAGATGTTCCTTCTAATTTAGGTTTTGCTATTAATCTTAATGCTTGTAGCTTATCTCTAACTTCTAAAGATAAAGCATCTAAATTATTAAGTATTAATTGATAAACTTCTCTAGGATCAGATTTGTTTATATCTGTTATATTCTGTTTAATTGATTCAATAGCTTTACTATACAATAATTTCTCTTGTTTGTTATCTCTATAGTAAGCTAAAACACTACTAGATAAAACATCTACTACTTCTTTTTGTTGATAGAAAGATTTAAATCCTGGAAGTAATAGATTGTTTGTAGTGTTAGTAGATGGTAGATCAAATAAAGGTAATTGACCTTCTATAACAGATACAACTATTTTACCAAATCTATCTTTAGATAATTTTACTTTTCCAGGAAATTGAGAATTGATACTACCTAGTACTTTGTAAGCATTAGATAGATTATAGTCTGATCCTTTCTTATTTACAATTTTTAGTTGTCCTTCTTCTTCTCTAAAAAGATTAGCTCCATTAGGAGCTTTCTTAGATTTAAGATAAGTAATTAAACCTTCTTTATCAGTAGGTATAAGTTCCTTACCTTTAAAATATTCTTCTATTTGTTCAATAGAAGGAGTTTCTTCTCCATTTTGTATAAAAAGATCAAAAGCAGCATCATACAATCCTGCTTTCTTTTCTAATAACTTCCATTCTAGAGAATTAGTATTAGGACAAGCTTTCATTAATGTAGATTAAGGTTTACATCTATCTTTATATTCTTTAGATTCTTCTTCTGTAGGATTTTCAGATTGAAATTCATCAGCTTCAAATTCATCTAAAGTATTAAGACCACTTTTTTTATTTGTGGTTAAAGATACAAATTTTTGTCCATTTTCAGTTGTAAAATCCAAATTTTCTTTTGACTGTGACTCTTTCAAGAAATCAAAGTTTAAGTTAATTGTAGGTTGTACAAATACTGTTTGTTTATTATTACCTATGTTAACAGCTATTACATTAGTTCTTGATATAGAAGATAAGTGCTCATTATAACTTTTCTTTTTATATTCAATTACATTATTATCTTTTGTATTTAATATAGGAACTTTAAATTCTCTTTTACTATTTATCTTAGTTAAATCTGCTCTATAGAAAGTATTATTTAATAAAGCAATAACTCTATTTCTTTTACCTTCATTAGTAATATCATTAGCTCCATAAAATAAAGGTTTACCACTTTGTCCATTCTGTACAGATGGATTAGATAATATTTTTAGTCCTCCAGATACTAATTCAAGATAGTTGTTATTACTTCTTAAATCTTGGTTAATTCTTTCAACATTAGCTTCTCCTTTATCAGTACTTGATAAGTCTGTTGCTGTAAACCATTGATTAAAATACCAAGATAATCCTTGTGGAGTAGTTATATCTTGATCGTATTCATTTTGAATTTTAACAACTAGTTGTTGTTCTTCTTCTGTCAATTTAGATTCTTGTCCTTTCTTTCCTTTTTTAAAGAATAAATTAAAAGCTTTCATCAATGAATCTACTATCTCAGAATCAACTCTATCAATATCAACAGGTAAAGCTATTTGCTTACCATCAGGAGTTGGAGTCATTGTATATAGATAACCTGATCTTGAACCTTGTTTATTTAATAATTCTTCTTTGTCATAAATACTATTTAAACTATCTTCAAACTGTTCATTTCTTCCTATTAGAAAATCAGGAGTAAAAGAAAAGTTATCTGCAACTAAAGCTTTTTCTCCTATATTTAAAACTCCTGCTGTTTTTCTACCAACTGTATCTTTAACTTCTTTATTTTTAAAGATAAAATTTCTTGCAAATACTAGTTGTTTATTTTGTCCTCTATAAGTTGGTAAATAACCTATAAGTTTTTCTTTATAATAAACTCCTATTGGTACTGTGTTTATATCATCTTTATTTGCTTCATAGAAAGGAGAATCTGTATCAATTTTAAGAGTTAACTCTGTACCAACGGAGATGGTATTATCATGTAATATTTTGTAATTATCATTAATAATGGTACTATCAATAGTGTTTCCTTCTTGATCTTGTTCTTGAGCTTCGTAAGCAAGTTTGTTGTGGTTACCATAAATTTCTGTAGTTAGAGTTTCTTGTTTATTTAATTGTTCGTTTATAATATTTTCTTGTTCTTGTTTTTCTTTTTCAGTAGGAGGTACATAGATTTCAGATATAGGAGTAAGATTAGAAAGCTGATCTACTGCTAACGTTTTATCTTGTACTTCTGCATCTTTTTGAACTTCTTCAATAACATTGTCAACTTTCTGAGTATTTTCTTCATTGTTTTGTTTATTAAGTTCTTCTCTTTTTTTAGAAATTTGATCAATAATTTCTGGAGTAGTTAAATTATTTTTATCTGATTCTTCTAAAAAAGCATCTAAATCTTTTTCAGTTTGAACATTATTTATTTGTTCACTTAATTTAGTTCTTTTCTCTTGATCTGCTTTTAATTTAGCTTCTTCATAATCTGCTTTTTTCTTAGCTTTGACTTCTGCTTCTTTTTGCTCTTTCTCTTTTCTTTCTTTCTCTTTTGTTAACTCTTTGATAGCAGGATCAATTACTTCTTTTTTAAACTTCTTTGGATCGTTTAATATCTTAGAATAATTATCTTTTGCTTTATTAATTTCTTGTTTAGCAACAAGTTGATTTGCATAATCTTTTGCTAATGGAGCAAGTACACCAATCTTAGATTCTAGTTCTTTATCTAAATTAGGATTCTCTTTTACTAAATCACTATAAAGAGATGTTACTATTTGACTTTCCGATCTAAGAAGATCAGCAGATTTTTTATCACCTTTTGCTTCTTGATAAAGTACTGCACTTTGATATGCTAAGGTTTCTGCTTTGTATTTTGCAGCATCTATTTGATTAATTGGAAAATTAACATTAAGATTTAGCTCCTTATTTTGAGAAGCTTTTGTTAAATCTGTTAATGTTGATTCTAGTGAATATACATCTAATCTTCTTCTAAATGCTTCTGATGCTACATGAGGGTCTTGTATAATAGCATTTAAATCTCTAAACTCTTTATTTAATTGTCTAAGATCAATTGCTTTTTTAGCTGCTGTTTCTTTATATTGATTATCATCTACATTATCTGCAAGACCTTGATTTTGAGCATCTGTTTTTCCATTCTCTCTAATTATAGTATTATCTACAGATGCAATACTTGCAATTTCTTTACTTAGTTCTTCTGATGTTTCAGTTCTTATAGATTTAAGTGCTGCAATATTAAATAGATTATTTCTAGCTACTTCTGCACCTACTCTATCATCATTTTTAATTGCTGTATTTAAATCTTCTTGATTCTTTCTAAGATATTCTATATCTGTTTTTAAAGTAGATATAGTTTCTTTATGATATTTCTGTTTTTCTATTCCCTCTAATTGATAAGCAGATACTCTTTGAGTTTTACCATTTTCATCTTCATAAGTTTTATATGGAACAAACTCTAATCCAGCAGTTTGTCCTATACCTCCTATAGCTCCTAATATACCTGTTATAGCTCCTTCTTCTGATGCTAATGTATTTAAATATATATCACTATTACTTTTTCTTTTAGCTCCTTTAGTTTGTTCTAAACCTATTTTTTCACCAACTAAAGTATTAGTTTCTTCTAGATATTCTTGCCCAGATTCTCTAGCTAATTTACCTAATGTACTTGCTTGTTTAGGTAATTCTTTTTCTAACAAAGTTAATCTTTTAACATAATCACTAAGATTTTCTTTATTACCTCTTATTAATTGAGATTTTGCAGATTGACTTAAATTACTATATGATTTAAAAACAGGATTTAAAGATGTAATATTAAGAAGTAAATTAGTATTAAAACTAAAATTATAAGTATTTGCAGCACCTTCTGATGCAAGTCTTATAGCTTCTTGTTCTGGTACAGGAACTTTAATTCCATCACCATAATCATATCCATTATTTATAATATCATCTTTTAATTTACTATACACATCTGCTCCTGATCTAACTGCTTCTGCATGAGTCAAACCTGCTGCTGTACCTAATTGAGCTAAACCTTGTGTAGTTTTTGCAATAGCTTCTGCTCCTTTAGTTGTTTTTATAATATTTTGAATAGTTCCATTTAATAATTTTGCTCCTTTACCTAAAGCACCTCCTATACCTGCTCCAGTTAAACCAAAAGAAGCAATAGATGTTATTAATCCTTCTGCATGATTAACCCACCATCCAGAATCAGATAAAGGTGCAAATTCATTTGATGGAGTTTCTTGATAATTTTTTAGTCCTCCAAGAAAATCTTTATCTAATTTCTTTTTACCTTCTTTTGCTAATTCTGTAATAGCATTAGTATATTCTTTAGTGTCATCTCTATCAAATAATTCTACTATATCTCCTGTAGTTTCTAATATATCTAATCCAATAGCAGGAACTATTCTAAGTAAAGTATTACCTACTTGATCTATAGCAGGTTGTTGTCTAGCTTTATATCCATCTAAATCTCCATATGCAGGTAAATAACCTTTATCATATTGAGTTTTTTCATATATAGATTGAGTATTACCTACTTTTTCAGAAGTAGCTAATAGTGGATCAACATCTTGATTAAATGTTGATTGTAGTTCTGCCTTACTTTTTAAACTTAACTTTTTTCCCATTATTTAAAAAATAAAGCTATCTGAGTAACATCATCTAGAGATACTTCTTTTCCATGTTCTTTTACAAAATCAGGATTGTCTGTCCTTAAAATAACTCTACCTTCTGGAGTTTCTTGTATCTCAAAGTTAATACCTGCAATATCTACATTGTTTACAATTCCAGGAAGTTCTTTCATAGCATTGTAAGCTTTATTTACTAATGCTGATTTTTGAGCATCAGAACTATTGTAGTAACTAGCTTCTCTTGTTACTGCTAAATCTTTACCATTTAAAACAGCAGCATAAGGATTTGCAAAAGCTTCATTTCCAGCTATTACAGTAAATCTATTCTTAGGAGAATACTCACCTTTAATATCTATTGCATTTTGAAAATCTTTTACTGTATCAAAATCAGTATCAAATTGCTCGTTTATCTTTTTTAGGAACTTAGGATCAGAACCAGATATTTTTTCTCCTGTAGTTGGGTTATAAAATACTCTATTATTAAATGATATTTTTAAATCATCTGTAGCTTTCTGTCCTAAACTTTTACCTGATGCTCCAACTGCTGTATAATCAAATCCAGGTTTATATGTATCAGGAGCAGCTTTTATAATAGGTGTATTTTCATCTGCTTCTTTTGTTTCTACTTGCTTAATATAATCATTTACTATCTTAAATGCTTCCTTAGAATTAGGTTTAGTTTCTGGACTAAATGTTTTTAATATTCTATCAAACTTAGTTTTCTCATTAGCATCTAAATTAGTATATGCTTTTTCTGCATTAAATGCTTTACCAGATGTTTGAGCACTTCTACTATTTATAGGTGCAAGTCCTCCTATAATATTATTATTTGCTTGTGTTTGTACAGGATCAGAACCTAGTTTTGTTTTACTAATAATAGGAATTTTTGTTTCTACACTTTGTGATAATTCATATTTACTTCCATCATTATCAGTTAATACTTTTCCTTGATTAGATAAATAAAACTCACTATGTCTCTGGCTATCTCTTTTTGAGAAGCCATATACTTTTTCTAATCCAGTAGCAAGTATAGATTTTTCAATTTCTTTATCTGCTTGTTCTGATGTAAGACCATCAAGTTCTTGTAACTTTCTTTTTTCTTGTCTATACTCATTAGTTCCTCTATATCTCTGAATTGCAGGATTTAAATATTTGTTTTTAATATCTTGTGAAGATATACCTCCTCTAGTTATACTTTGTAAGAACTCAGGATTATTTTTATCTTGAGATAATTCACCTTCATTATAACTAGCTTCTATTTGATTAAATAATGCTTCTTTAGGTTTATCATAATCTAATCTTTCTTGTACATCATAACTAAAACGATTATAAGTACCATCTTCATTTACTGTACCTTTAAAGTTTTCTGGTCTTGTAAAATCTAATGCTTTTTCTCCAAGCCTTTGTTTCTCTGAAATATATTGTTCGTATATTTTTTTATTATCTAATGCAGCAATTCTATCTCTATCTGATCCGTAGTTCTTTACTAATTGAGATACTATGTTAGATGAGTTTTCAAAACTATCATCTGAACCAGCTATTTCGTCAATAGCTTTTGAAAATTGATTATAATGCTTTTCTCCAATAGCTTGATCTTGTTCTAAATATTGATCATTAGCCATTTGAATAGCTAATGCATTAGATATATCTAAATTCTTATTATAGCGATCTTGTAAAGTATCACCTAGACTTTTTAAAGTATCAAAATTACTACCCACAAATTGAGGTACATATTTTGAATTACTTTGTCTTACTTGATCATATAATTCTGCCATAATTATTCATTTATAATTACCATTCTAAAACTTTCCATTGGTAAACCATTGTGAAATCTACGTTCTTGTAACTCCATAAAAGATTTTTCTTTAGTCAAACCTTTATAATTAAATGTTGATATTTCATTTAGAAATTTATTAGACCAAACAATTTGAATTTGATTTTCTATATACTTAACTTGGTATGACCAAAAGAAACTATGATTAAAAATTTTTTCTTTTAATTTTAACATATTATAAATTTTAATTGTAAGTTTTATTAACAAAATCTATCCAATTAGAAATTTCTTGAACATTAGTAGATTTGAATTCAGCTAATACAGTATCTTGTTCTATATTAACATTATTAAATAAATCTTTTAAGGGAGTTTCTCCTCTTTTTTCATTGTTTATTACAAATGACCTATAAATACCATTACTATTAAAAATAGGATTTAATTCATCACTCATGTCTCCTATTCCTAAGAAACCTTGAATAACTGTGTACTTTTCCTTATTATAAGTAAAAGTTTTTTCTGGTAACATTTCTTGTGTAAGCATAATTTAGTTTATTTAAGTTTATTATATTTATTAACATCTCTTTAATTTTCCACCAAGTCTTTTAATTTTCATTTTAGGAGTAGAACTATTTCTAACTGATATAGGTCTTTGAGTTGCAAATTGACCTTGATCATTAGTTTCTTTTCCCATTATATCATGAGGTTTAAGTACCTTTACAGGAACTGGTTTAGCTACAGATTTAACTGGATCTCTGCGTAATACAAATTCATCAGCACCATATTCAGTACCTCTCTCTGTATCGTATTCACGTAATTTTACACCTAAATAACCATTATCTCCAGCAAAGTTCTTATTTACTGTAGCTCCTCTATTAAAAGGTTTATTTAAAACTAAATCTATTTCTTCTTGAGTTAGTGACTCTTTTATAGGAGTTTCTCTATTTGGAGCAACACCAGTAAATAACGGTTTACCATTTATTCCTTGATAGTTATTTAATTTAGCTTTTTGAGCTTTGTACAATTTAGCTCCATCGTATTTAGCAGAGTCTAATATATTGTTTTCTTTAAATGTAGTAGGAAAAAGAACTTCGTTAGATTTTTTCCATGGTATTTTCTTAGGATCAGGATCAACTTCTCCTCCTAAAGCATATCCTCTTTTACTTCTTTTTGCTTTAAGTCTATCATATACAGAAGTTCCAGAAGTATTTTTTTCATAGAAATCAGGAAGATAAGAATTTTTTTCTCTTTCTAATTCTATTGCAGCGTTATCAGCTTTTTGTTGTTGAAATTTTGTTCCAACATCAGCTAAATTATCAGATAATAAATTTTGTTGTTGAATATTTCTACCAACTAAATTAGTGTTAAACTCATTCTCTCTTTGAATATTTCTAGCTATAACACCTTGATTAAATTGACTAGTTTGATTTTTAATTTGAGCATTTTGATTAGTTTCTTCTTGAGCTAATTGATTTTTAGCATTTACAGTTTTTTCAAAAGTAGCAGCTTTAATTGCTTGAGCTACTGCTGGATTTGATACTCTATAATCAGTTTCTCTATCTAAATTTCTTTGAGAATTATCTATATTAGTACGTGCTGCATCTAAATTTACTAAATTAGGAGATATTGTAGACTCAGCTCTTGATGCAATAGGTTTAGGTAACTTCCTAAGAGCATTAGATATATTACTAGCATAAGGAATTAATGAATCAGCAACATCAGTAAATGAATTATTACCTTCTTTACTTGCAAGAAAATCTTTTTCTTTTTGAGTAGGTTGCCATTTACCTACCTTAGTATATGGTTTTCCAGATACAGATTTAGTTAAATTTAAATCAGATAAAGATTTTCCTGCTTGAATATTACCAGTTTTAAAATTTAATTTATTTGCTCTAGAAGTAAAATTAATATCTCTTAATGATTTACCTACATTTCCTCCTTCAGCATATACTATATCACTAGACTTTACACCAGTAAAAGTTGGATTATTATATTTTCTAATTTTTTGGTTCATATTATTTCTTTATTCTAATTAGTCTATTATCTACTACAATAAATTTAGAAGAATCTTTAGTTTTAGAATTTTGTGGAATCCTACCTCCATATGCATATTCACCTAATTCTTTTAAACCAAACTGTTCTTTAAATTCTTCTTGTTGCATCTTTAATGCTTCTTCTTTTTGTTTAAGAAGTCTAATACTATTATTTGTAATTGTATTAGGTACTTTCTTTTCCATCTTACCAATTGCTTTAGCAATAGGCTTATGAAGTTGTGCAAATCCTAATTCTTCTGAAAATACAAATGGTTCATTTTGATCTAATCCTTGTAAAGTTTCTCCTCCTTCAACTTCAACTTCTGGTGATAACATTACTCCTCCTTCTTCATGTGAAGCACCTTCTACTTCTGCTGATCCATCAGATAATTGTTTAAGATTACCTCCATCAAAATATTTAGTTATATTACCTCCATATTTAGCATATATTTGATTATTATTAGATCCAGTAGTATCATATATAGATAATTTAGCATTATCTTCTTGAGTTTGTATATAATTTCTTCTATTTAATTCTTTTTGTTTAGCTTCTTTAGCTTTATTATTTGATAATACTCCACTTATTCCTCCTATAATTCCTCCTGCTGCTGCACCAACTGCTGTACCAATTCCAGGAATTACTGAACCTATTGCAGCTCCAGTTCCAGCTCCACTTAAAGCCCCAGAAGCTCCAGCAGCAAAATCATCTTGAACACCAAATTCATCTTGAGGAGAAATATTATTAACTAAATCTGATCCAATTTGTCCTAGTTGAGCATAAGGAACTGCACCTCCACCTTTAAATTTTTTTAGTGTTCTTTTCATTAACTATTAGATTTTCTGGTTGAAGCATTGAAACTCTGTAAATATAACTCTTTATTTGCAATATTATCAAATTCTAACCTCACAATAAAATACTTACCTCTTAATGGTTGTGAATCATACCAAACAGGAGTAGTAATATTAGAAACTATAACTTGACTATCTAGAAGTAAAGAATCTACAATTGGTAATGAAGGATCAATAACATTATCATTAATATCATTAAAAGACCAAACTTCATCTACGACTTTAGCATTAACATCTATAAATAAAGATTCTGTTTCATTTGTAATAATTGGTATTTTTCCAGTACAACCTTGATCATTCCAAATAGTAATAGAAGTAATAGTTTTTCTTTGATCAATTGAAGTAGTAGTATTTTTATATTTAGTAATCCAACTTACTACTTCTAAAATTTTTTGTGAGTCAGGATCATTATTAATTACAAAATCAATATAAAAAGGATACAATACTCCATAATATCTACCTCTATCACCTACTCCATGAGTATATAAATCATTATTTTTAAAAGAAAAAAGATTTGATCTTGTATTAAACATAAAATCAGGTACAAAATCATGTGCATATACCCATTGTTGTTTAATTAAATCATAAGAAACTGTAAAATTTATATCAGCTTTTTGAGAAAGTATTACACGACTTTCTTCATTTTGATATGCAAAAACAATTCCATGATCATTGTAAGGATTATCTTTCTTGCAATTAAGATAATCACTAAAAAAGTTTTTTAAACCTCCACCAAAATCTTTAAGATTTTTTCCATCATATAAGTAGACTATTTTAGTTTCTTCATCTACAGATAAATATCCAAAATCAGTTAATAAACAACTATATTTATGTTGAGTACCTCCTGTGCCAGTCTTTGTAGGAGATTCTTCTTTTGGTTCTATTTCAAATATATCTTCTGAACCTAAAGATATATTTATAATATTAGCTTGTAATACTGCTTTATCTCTTGTTTTATATAATGCTCTCTTATGATGTATTAATAATGCATCTGTTCCCCAAGCTTCAAGATTTATTATATCTCCTTTATCTCTAACTGTATCAAAATAATCTAACGGTTTAAATGTTCTCCATCCATCATCTATACTATTTTCTTTATTTCCTTGTGTTGATCTAATTATTCTAAATTTATAATCATTTTGATTTATATTATTAGGATTAAATATTCCATATACTTCTAAATCTGTTACAGAACTAAAATCCTTAGAATATTGAAAATTATTAAAAATTTCTGATCTCTTTCTAATTGTAGGACTAAACCAGTAATTAGATATATTACCTGATCCAATTTTTCCAAATAATCCAGCATCACTAAAAAAATATGTGCTTGGATCACCCAATGTTATATATCTTTGATTAACATTATGTCTACCAACAGTTAAATGAATATTAAATACTACTACAGATTTATTATAATCTAAATAATTAACAGAACCATATCCAGCTAATGAAACATAAGAACTTACTCCTATAAAACCATCTCCTATATTATTTATAATATTAAATGATTTGTTTCTAATTATTATAGGATTAGATACTATTTCTTGATTATTATAACTTATATAAAAATCACTTTTTGGTAATACTAAAGAAGATAAATAACTTTCTTCATACATTGAAGCATCAGCAAATCTTGCATTTGTTTTTGTAACTAATCTACCACTTACATCAACATTTAAATTACTTCCTTCTATTTTTGCATGTATTGTTTCTTCTGATCCTCTATTATCAACTATATTACTTCCTACTTGCGCTCTAATATTATTAGGTACATATGTTTGATCTGATAATCTTCTTATTATATCTGAGGAACCTACATTAGAAGAAGTTGTTCCTCTTATAGGGGGAGTTCCTGTAGTTAATCCTATTGAAGTATAATTAAATGAATAAGCAACTAAATTTAAATCATTATTTCCTTCTGCAATTAATCCATAACTACCACCAGCAATTGTATTTTTATCATCAGGAACTAATTTATTTAATCTATATTTAATATGATTTTTTAAATAGCAAGATTGAATATTAGGTCTATCTTGCCATATATCAAAACTATTAAATCTTAAATAATTTTTATTAGTTACAATATTATCACCACCTCCTCCTCCTTCATCAATACAATCATTAAATACATTTCCTCCAGCATTTATAAGTGGTAAATCTGTACCTGAACCATTATTTCCATTTGCTGAAAATTTAGTTAATCCTGTACCTAAAACTATTATATCAGAGAGATTCTTTTTTGCATAACCTATTCTATATCCTTTTATTTTAGTTTCATCATAAGCATCATTTTTAACTATAATATCTAAATTATCTAACTGATCTATTCCATAATTTTTAGTTCCAAAAGTTGTTTGTGTTCCCCAGACATTTTCATACATATATCTTATGCTAGGAAATTTATGATGCCTTACTTTTTGATTAGGAAAATCAGGAAAACTTGCAGGGTATGTTTCATTTTCATTTTCCCAATATCCCATAGTACCTTTTCTTTCAAAAGGAATACTAGTATCTCCATCAAATATACAAGTATCTTCTATTTCAAATTTTTTAGGAGTTCTTGCTGATATTAATAATCCTCCTGTTGGTAAAGTAGAAAAATTAGTTTCACCTGTTAATGATTGCCTTCCGGGAATATGATACCATTCAGTAAATGATCCATTATCTAATAATTCAAATTGTATATAAAAAGCTACAACTTCATCATGAACAAAAGTTTTTTTGTTTCCAGTTTTATATTTTGAATTTGATAATAAGCCTGTTTCTAAATCATTATTAAAAGCTAATTTACTTCTCCATTTTATAATTGTTTGATTTGCTATTGATTGGAAATTTTCAATTATTGGAGATTTTAGTTCTGCAAGGAACAATTGATTATTTAATGATTTTATATGTTTAGAAGATTTATATATTATATTTTTTGTAACTAATTCACCTATAGTAACAGTATTTAAAGATTCTGTACCATTATAAACTGTAAAAAGAGTTGAACTTGTTATATCTACTTCTTTTATTATTCTAGAAGATATAATACCATTTATTTTTGATATAACAGCGATTGCAATTTTACTATAAGAAGTATCTAAATTAACTAAAGTAATTTTTATTGATTTATTAGAACTTTGATTAGAATTTACACCTTTACTAGTAAAAGGATGTTGAGTAATATCAAAATTAGTTATATAAATAGGATTACTTATAGTAGTAAAACTTGTTCTACTTTGATCTTTTGATATATATTGAAATGTTACAAAATATGCACCTGTTGTTACAGAACCAGATTCTAAAGTTTCTAATTGAATATCAGTTGTATTATTTATAGTAGGAAATAAATTATAAAAATTTAAAGGATCACTAATATTAACTGTATCTAAATTTACATATTTATCAGTATTAAGACCATCTACAAAAGTAACAATTAATTCATTTTTAGAATTTAATTTAGCTTCTGCTGTTATAGGTTTATTTATATTAAAATTAAAATCAGTTCTTTCTAACTTTAAAGAAAATGTTTTTGTAATTTCATCAATTACAGCTATACAATCTTTATTTGTATTTGATTTATAAAATAGAATAATCTTATTACCTAATACACATACTCCATTTTTAAATTGAATATTTAAAGAAGTTAGTGCAATTTCTATTGCATTACCTTTTTCATTTAAAGCCGTATCATACTTTCTACCATTAACACCATTTTTTGCCCAATAGATAAAACCATCAGGAATACTTTCTGGATTAACGTTTTGATTTATTCCTTTTAAATTCATTATCTTACAAATTTACGTTGTTCTCCACCAGTAAAAAATGATTCGTAATAGTTATCAGGAGGTATTAAATTATTTCTTAATTGTACTTGATTTTCTTTTTCATCAGTTGATTCTGCTTTAATTATATTCTTTGCTTTTCTAAAGAATTTAGTTGCTTGAGCATCACAATATGCATATGTCATATCACTATTAGGAAGTTTATATCCAGTAAATACTAATTTACTACATACATACCAAAATACTCCTTCTCTTAATTCTTCAAGATCAGGAGCTATAGGATAACCTTCACTATCAATAGGTGCTACTTTATAACAAACAATTATTTGTCCTTCTTTAAATGAAGTTTTAATATAGTTATAACTTAAATCATAAAAGTTATCTTGTAATTCAGTACTATCTACTTTTACTATATTTCCTCCTCTTAATAGATTTATATTTTGAGAATTAATATCTTCTGCTTGTATTTCAGTATCAGTTACAAAATAACTTTTTAGTTCAGATATTGGAACTTTTTGTATTCTAACATCTATACTTGATGTTCCTTTTCTCAATCTTCTTCCGTTATATATTACTCCAGATAAACTAACTAATCCACATGGAAGTTTTGCAGAATGATTTGATATAGTAAGTACTTTATATGTCTTTTCAAGTCTTGATCTAATCATGCATCTATCTAAAGCTTCACCTATCCATTCCATTATATCATCAGCATAAGTCATATCAATAATACGAGTATTACGAATAACTCTTGCTATTAATGGTTTTATAGATGTTGTTTTATATACTGCCATGTTACTTTTCTTTATAAGGTATATAAGGATATAAAGCTAATAGACTAGGATTACCAGCTATTGTCTTTGACATTAATTGTTTAAAACCTTTTCCGGGTTGTCCATTAGCAGGAGAAAATTTATAAAATAATATGTTACTTGTATATGTTACTTTAGACCAATTAGTTCTTACAAATTCTTCATCTGTATAATATATTTTCCAATTATCTTTAGTAACTTCTTTTCCAGCAGCTTCTAAATCTTTCTTATATTTAAAACTTTCACCTTTGTTTAATCTAGGTTTATTTGCAGGATTTCTACCTTGTCTCATTATAAATAAATAACCTAATCCACTTCCAAGATTAAAGTTATGTCCATTTATTAATTTAACTCCTGCTTTTATAAAATATAAAGATAGTATTTTTTTATATAATTTATAGTCTATGTATATACTACCATCTTCATTACATATCTGTCCAAATTTTAAAGTATATGCCCTTTTACCAGTTAATGAAGTATTTTCTTCAAGTAAATTTTTAGCATATTCAATATATGAATGTCTTACTGATAATGTTTTTGGAGTAGTAGATACTTTAAACATTCTTATCTTCTTTTATTTCTATCTTTTCTTTCTCTGTCTGCATCCTAAATTCTTTAGTCATTATACTTTCTATTACTAATTGAGTAAGAGCTTCATCTTGAATAAAATCAGACGTTGCAGTATAACAAGGTACATTATCAGTTGCTGAACAAGTAAAAGTAGCTAATTTTCTTGGATCAGACCAAACATCTTCAATTCTTATTTTTTCTATATTTTTTTCTCCAAAGATATACCCTCTATTATTAAGCATTGTATATCTTGTTCTTTTACCAACAACTTTACTTGTCTGCATATATTGTTCTGCTGCAAATGTAGTCCATCCATATGCTTGACTACCTCCTACAGAACCAAAATAATCAAAAGGATTAACTCCTATTTTTAAGACTTGAGGTATTTCCTTTACTGTTCTTAGAACATTTTCACAATTACATTCTGCTAGTTCTTCACATTCTTCTTTACTAACTTCTTCTAAATCAATAATTATTGATTGAGAATAATATTTCTTTTGTGCAGGATTTTTAGATAAAGTATTACTTAACATTCTTGCTCTATGTATAACAATTAAATCTTCACACATAATCCTAAAAGGAATTGTGAATTGTTTACCAGAACGTTCAGCTAGAATTTCAGCTATTTGAGATAGTAACATATAAGTAGTTTTAAAGTAAAAAGGAGGAGAATTTCCTCTCCTCCTTTTCTGACCTGTATATTTAAACTAACTACTATGTTCCAAACAATGTGTTTAGTGAAGCAGTTAAACCACCTGCTGATCTAGGTGCTGCAATAGTAATAAATTCTTTAGCTCTATCAGAAGTAGAATCACCAGTTTGATTAACAAACTGATTTACTTCGATATTGAAAGTATCATAAGTATCAGTTTCTACTGCAAACAAATCTTCTACACCAAAAGCAGAGTTACCAAATTGAGTATTACCAGCAGTTAAACCAGTATAAGTATTACCTTCTTTTTCAAGTTCAGCAATGCTTTGTCCAACTCCATTACCTTTTGTATAAGCAGTCATGTTTTGTTGAGTTGCATTAGCAAGACCTTGACGATCAATAATTCTGAAATGTTCATCATTATTGATTGCAGTAAATTCAAGACCTCCTGTTACAACTGCGGTAATTCTGTTAATACGAGTACCTTGAGCTTCTGCTTGTGTAAATGTTTGAGTTGCTCCTTGATAAGGTCTATCTAAAGTTATTGAAACACCTGCTGATACTGCTGTTACAACATAAACATCACCAACTAAGTTTGTAGGTGCTGCTGCTGCATCAATAGACATTAAATCTCCAACTATTGCACTTGATACAGGACTACCACCACCTAAAGTAAGTATATTTGATCCTCTAGTTGCTGTAAGAGTAGGACTAGTTCCAGTTAAAGTCATAGCAGCATAAGTACCGTTTACTTTAACTTTAGCAGTAACAAGTGGTTTATTATTTCTATATTGAACAGAAGTTAAATCATTTACTTGCTTTGCTAATTGAGAAATAGCAGTAACTTGAGTATCTCCAGTTACAAGTCTATATTCAAAATTCCAAGTAGGGAAAGGTTGATTACCTTCTGTAGTTTCAATGATAGCAATTTCATAAATTTGTCCTGCTGCTGGTGTTGCAACGTTTAAGTTACCAACTGTTCCAGACCATCCAATTGATCCTACAGCTTTAATAGGTGCTACATAAGACTTACGTCTTACTGATACAGTAGACCAAAGTTCAGGAGTAGTTTTACGAATACTACCATCTGATCTTTTTTGTACAATAAAAAATTGCTCGTTAGCAGTAATTGCATCTATATGTCGTGCATTATTACCATCATAAACTCCAATTTCTCCTACTAGAGAGTTAGCTATAAATAATGCAAGTGTTGCATCATCTGAAATAGCTACAGCTCTAGGTACGAAAACTTGTTGATTTCGACCTTTTGTGTATCGTGTAAATTTTTTTACTGGCATATTATTTTAAGTTTTTAATGTTTACAATATTTTTATTCTATTCTTCCTTTATTATCTTGTACTTCTTTAACATATGATTCATCTTCTATTTGCTTCTTTAACAACTGTATTGCTAAATCACATATTTCTTCATGTACCGATCCATTTAGTTCCGAACTTTGATTCAAAGCTAAACTTATTTTTCTAGGTGTCCTAATGTAATTTATGGCAATCTGATTAACTAGGAATCTTTCTGTTCCTAACACTAAAATTCTGTCATTTTGAACGCTGGCGAGTGGAGAAATAGGAATACTTTTATTATAAAAAGATTGATTTGCTGATAATAGAAAATCAGCTTTTACATCTCTATTTAATACTTCATTAATAGTTGTTAATCCTGATTTAAAAGTATTAACAGTTTTATCTTCATATAATATAGTTTGATAACCTACATCATCTATATTTAGATTAACTGTTTTATTAACATCTAGAGATGGAATTAAGAAACAATTAGGTTTGTAAACATCTTTATATTCTTCCCAATAAGCATCAACACCTAAGATTCTATATTCATTAATAATGTTACTTATAATAGATACATTTTCTTCTTTGGTTTGATAACCTGTAAAAGTTAGAACTCTTTCTGTTGCTAATACTTTTACTTTTATATTAGTATAATAAGGAGCAGGAGGTGTTTTAGTTGAAACAAAAGGTACAATAAATATTCTTTCTGTTTTACTTTCACTAGAATCTGCAAACTCATCTTTACAATCTTCAATTACATTAGATGTATCACTTACAAGATAAGAAAAATCATACGGTAGTACACCGTATGATTTATTTCCATCTTTAAAAACAGTAAGTTGTTTATTAAATATTATAATACTCTGTATATCAGAAACATGTTTTTGATTTATCTGAAACTTAAAAGGAACTCCATCAGGATCAGGAAACAATCTATCTTTGATAATTCTAGATTGTGCTTTATTTAAAGCTATATCAATTGCTTGAGGCAATTGTTTATCTTTCTTTTGTGCTCCTTGCCTTTGAAGTCCTTGTTTTACATAAATATGTTTCTCTAATACAGATAGTTTATTCATTATGCAAGAACTTTACTTTTACCTTTCTTTTCGTCATATTTAGCTTTCAATCTATTTAACCTAGAAGTTTCTTTAGGATTCCATAGATTCATAACTACATCATTAATTGTATCACCTAAAGCTGAATTGTTATCTTCAATGTCTACAAACGTATTGCCTATTCTAGTTAATATATTTACAGCTAAACATTCTTCAATAAAATATCTCTTTTTTAAGTCTTTATCTATAGCAAATTGATAGAATTTCTCTGGTCTATTTGTTGCAAGATCACGTAATGCAATAATCTTTTCTTCAACTCCAAGATTATTGATATTAAGTGGAGGTTTTCCAGGTTGTTTCCTAATATATGTCTTTAATACTGTAAGTAACATATTTACTCTATCAGGATCAGATTTAGCTTTAACATATTCAGTCCAAGCATTATCTTTAATTTCAAGTTCCTTAAAGTTATTTTGAATAACTCTAGCAGGATCTTCTATATAATACTGAATTAAAGAATTTCCAATAGCTTCTTCTGTTGATTTTGCAGTATCTGGAAAGTTAATAGCATGTCTATATCTTACATACTGTTCTATATTATCAGGTAAATTAATTACCTCTATTTCAGTTTCAATACCTTCTGATGTTACTTGTTTAACTTTAATTTTTGAACATACTGGTTTAGTATTATCTCGTAAACCAATATTTAAAGGTAAGCCTACTTTACCTCCAGGAATTTTAGTTACAATATCATTAAAGTAATCAAACTTTGCTTTATTGTATTCTGTTGCATTACTTTCACTTACTTCTAATAAAATAGGAAGTAATATACTTTCTTCTGCTGGAGTTAATCCTGTTGCTGGTCTTTTATTTGTCTTACTAGTAAGATAACTACCAATACTTCTTTGACTTAGAGCTAATTGCTCTTGCATAGCCTCTGAGTTCATAGCTTCATGAACAAAAGGTGTTGCTCTTTTTAAATATACTATCTTTTCCATTGTTTAGTTTAGTTTGATTTAGTTTTAATTAAAAATAAGTAGAGGAGATTTTACCTCCTCTACTTGTTAGTTTATTATAGACCTGCAATACATTGCAAGTCAAAGCATTTGCTTGCACGAAGCATTTGAATACCTGCTGATTTAAACCTGTGATATGCACTCTTATCTACTTCATTAGCCATAACAGCTACTTGACTTTCCATGCTACCACCATTATTCATGATCTGAATTGACTTAGGAGCTTCTGACAATCCACCTACAATTCCGTGACGGAAACTACGTCCTTTTTGAGAAACGTGAGTAATGTTAGGTTGACCATCATAATCGTTATCATCAATAAATACCATTCTATGAGACTCAAGTGGTAAACCTGATTCAGGATGAAGAGGAGATTTAGATGCAATCTTACCTTTATCAAAGATAGGATTGTACTTGAACTTAATGGTATATCCATCAATATGATAGAAACCAGTAAGTTCAAGTACAATC